ATAATAACATTTTAACTAACTGAATCAAGTAGGTATTTCAACTACTGATTCGCATTAATAACTAATTAGAATATGAATGAATTGGAACAAGATAAAAGATATGTTTTTGGAGATATGATTATAGTAGCCAGTATTGACGCAAATTCTAATCCTATCTTAAAAATTAGCACAGATGCCGGGAATGTGGTTGTAATGCCATCATCCGATAATAAGATTATTGTAAAATCAACCGTGGATAAATAAAAAATTAGAAGGAGGTAATTATGGGATCATTTATAGCCCAACAGCCAAACGGCTTATATTGTAGGTTTAGTACAATTGTTGATACAGTCACACACTACAATATGACAAAAGATGATTACATAGAATTATGCAAAGACCGATTAGGAAAGAAACGTGGAGAAGAAGAGGCTAATGATATTTTAAAAAACTATCTGCACCCTTTTAACGATGTTCTTGAGCGATTCATTCCTAATAATGATTCGGTTGAAGAGTTTAATATCCGCTTGAAAGAGATGGGATATATGGATGAGTTTAAGTTTAATGGATAATCCTCAAAACGGAACAGATTATGAATGAAGTTAGAAAGCTATATAACGATGATGGATGCGTTCTTAAAGAGGCATCTAGCAATGACTATGAATCATGGAGTTCAGCAAGAACACTTGGTCCTATGGAAAGAAGGAAAGAATACAGAAACCTATGTTATAATTTTGAATATGAGCGGGGAACTAATATCCCTCACTGTGCAAAGAAAGGTGTATGTGATGAGGATTGCGAATACATGAGAAACTTTAAAGAATAGGATATGAAACAGACATTGGAAGAAGCAGCAATAGAAAGCTGCGTGATAGATAGAAGCATATACAATGACGAGTATCAGCCGTATTACTTGGATGGCTTTAAGGACGGTGCAGAATGGCAGGCAAAGCAATCACCTTGGATAAGTGTTAAGGAACGGTTGCCGGAAGAAAACAAAGAATATTTAGTCGTTCTTGACAATAGAGTGGTATACGTAGCTCAATATAATAAGAATAATAAATCTTGGCTCATATATGGAACTGGATATACTTATAATGTTGTCGCTTATATGCCCATCCCATCTTTCGATGAGATACTCGAAGAAAATAGGGATGTACTAGAACGGATTAAAGAGAAAGGAGATTGAGATATGAAATTAAGACAAGCAAAAAAGATAATGAAGAATATCCGTAGAAATGCACGCATGGAGTATTTATACGTATTAGGACGCTCGATGAAGGCAAATGCTATTTGCGTTAGACACTATGGTAGAGTGGACAAATTTACAAAGCTAATCAATCAAATAGGAGGTAAAGACCCTCTATTAGCAATTAAATTAATTAGACAATATGGAAATAAATAACGGAATAATAATAGACGGTGTGTTGCATGAAATGATTGAACTGATTGATGCGTCCAGTCTAAATTTCGATTGCAGTAAATGTTCGTTGAATAAAGAATGCAAAGAGTGTAAGATGAGGAATGAATTATATCTGTGCGATGTGATGGGTTGTTTCTTCTTTGTCAGTCGTGGTAAAGTAACGGATATTAAAACAGAGGAGGATAAGAAATGAAACAGGTATTATCAATCGAGCAGATGAAGCACTTGAAGGAGCTTGGGTTGGATACAAGCGATGCAAGCATGGTATTAATAGCCACGGATGATGATGGTTGCGAATTGTTATGGGAAGATGCTGAAAAAGCAATTAAGCACCATTGGTACAATGTCCATTTTAATCTATATTACGTTGACACTAGTAGTTATGATCATTCCTTAAAAAAAGAGTGTGGAGTTTTTACCTTGCAGGATATTCTCGGCAAGTTACCGCGACACATAAATGACTTTGGTACAAAATATAAGCTGCACATTGAACCTACTTTTGCTGGACCTTGGTGTATAAGTTATCAAATAGGCATATGTGAACCATTTGTTTTTAAATTGTCAGGAAATCTATTGGATGCAGCCTATGATATGCTGTGCTGGTGTATTGAAAAAGGATATGTTAAAGTTGGAGAGGAGGAAAAGTAAATGGATATAGTACCTATTGTAACAAAAGATGATCTTTCTAAAGAACAGATAGAGTATCTACAAAAACAACAAACAGAATATAAATTGATTAAAAAAGTTAAGAGGAATCCAGGGCATATATTATTCTCTTTTAACGTTAAGACAGGGGAGATAAAGAGAGCTTCTATTATACATAATGTTTCTATAGGACTGAATGGGCTTCCTATAACTAGGGCTGAAACGGTCATAGAACCTAATTGCTATTATGAACAAGCCTTAAATGAAAAGAATTTTAGAAAAAAATTGAAGAAATCAGGATTATTAAAAAACGAATAATTATGGGATTTACGACACCGTGTTTTATACGTAAAAACACACAGGAACTTCGGAAGAAGTTAATAGAGCTTGGTTACAAATCATCAAGAGTTATAGATGATAATGAAGAGTTATGTTTAGCAACAGGTTTAAATAAATATACCCACATTACGAATGAGATGTTTGATTCAAAAGATCCGCATATAACTTGGAATTGTGCTGGTAGGATTGATTGTGGAACCAATGAAGATCTTTTCCTAGCTTTAGCCGCATTGAGGAATGATACAAATAACAATCAATGGTTTATAGCAGAATCTTCACTTAGTGTTTCTTTTGATGATGCTATTGGTAATGACCATTATTTCGTAGAACCTAAAGGTATATTCTTCTTTTGGGGTATAGAATATCAAAATTCAACAATTATTTCAGGAAATTTCCGTAAAGCCACCGTAGACGAACTGATTGAATATTTTAAAACAAAGGAGGAATGATGAAAGCAAAGTATTTTAAAAAGATAAGAAACCAAGTTAAGTGGTATAAGGTATCATACAGAGATGATTTGTTTTCTGATTTTATAGATGAAAAAGATGTATTGGCTAAATCTCCTGAAAATGCTTGTGTCAGATACCATAAACGTACTGGATGTTTTGTTAACAAATATAATCCCAATAATATTACACAACATAGTGAAGTTTTTTCAAGGTTCAAAGTATGTATAGGTAAGAAAGTAATGTATTTCGATTAAATATGAAAGCAAGAATAAAAAGAAAAATTCAAAAAAGACCATTCCTATACAATGTAGGACAAGTTTTTAAGGCTTGTGATTGGATTACTAGTATTCAACGTGGAAATATGGTTTGGCGTAGGTATCGTTCATTTGGTACTATTATTAAATCAGAATTTTAAATATGAAAGCAAGAATAAAATCAACAGGGGTTTTGGTAGATGTAATTCCGAAAACAAATACCAATGCGTTACATAGTGGAGATAACATATATGTATGTGATAATATGGTATTCAGAGAGTGTGAACTTGACTTTTTAAATCTTGGAAATTCAGCTATTGACTGGGAACAGCGTAGATACGAACTAGCTAAATCCGCAATGCAAGGGATTTTAAGTGATATCAATCAATCACATTATGCTTGTTCTGAAGAAAATTATGAGAAGTACATACCTAAAGGCATTGCCAAGTTTGCAATTGTTTGTGCTGATGCTTTAATTAATGAATTAAAATGATAAAAGTATTAATAAATAAAACTCCTATCGCTCGCAAAGAGCATAGATGTGAATTTTGCGGTGAAGTAATACACATTGGAGAAAAATATAACAGACAGACCAATGTTTGTGATGATCGTGTTTATGATTGGGTTAGTCACTGTGATTGCTCCCAATTAGCCTATGAACTTAACATGTTTGATGATTGCGATGAAGGACTTGACGATGATGGATTTATTGATAGACTTAATCAGTATGTTTACGACAATCATTATGACGATAAAATAGATGATATTGCGAAGGATTGGCAATTACCACGTTATGAATTAGTAAAGAAAGTGTTGAATGAATTAAACAAGAAATAGTTATGACCGAAGAACTTGTAACATTAGGAACAGCAAAGTTGCTGAAAGAGAAAGGGTTTAATGAGTATTGCAAAGATATTATTAAAGAAGACGATAATCGGATAATGCAATCTGTGCTCCGAACAAATAAGAATTTGCCAAAATTGTGTTATAGTCGTCCCGCTCAGTCCGTTGCCCAAAAGTGGCTACGTGAAACCAAGAACCTGCATATCGAAATATCCTGTATGTATGAAAACTATTGGCTTTACGATATTCTGACAATACCTACCCATGACTTGATAGGATTGTCTGACAGACCTATTGTCCGTTATAATACCTACGAAGAAGCACTAGAAGCCGGATTACAGGAAGCATTAAAACTTATATGATTATGAAGAAGATATTTTTCAACGATAAATTAGGATTAACCCAAGCGGTATTGGATGGTCGGAAGACTATGGCGAGACAAATTGTTCCATTTACATTTAGAGAAGATAAAATGCATTTATCTCGATACAAAGTTGGTGAAATTTATGCCATTGCTCAAAGTTATGAAGCCGTTTACCATGAACAAGGGTTGGAAACACTTGATATGTTAGTTAGTAGTTGGAATAATAGCAAAGGTTGGCGCAACAAGTTATTTGTCCGCGCTGATGCCATGCCACATCACATCCGCATTATCAATGTTAAGATTGAACGACTCCAAGATATAGATGATGAAAGTTGTATGAAAGAAGGTATAGGAAAATATTTTTTAGGATTTGATTCACCGCATACCGATTGCATGGGTTTTACATATAGTTTTGATGACTCTGGAAAGTATAAGTATCCTAATGCAAAACAAGCCTTTGTCGCTCTCATATACAAATTATTAGGCAAATGTATATATGAAAGTAACCCTTTCATGTTTGTTTATGAATTTGAACTTATTGATTAACAGATTATATTGTTATGGAAACAGCAGAATTAATATTTAAAGGTATCCTTACCTTATTAAATGCTTGTGCTTTGATGTTTACCTTAATCTTGGTAAGCAAGTGGCACAGACGCATGGAAGACAAGATGGATAAGATAGAAGGATATGTCCGTCATGTATCAGATCGTAACGATATTGTTTACATTAACCAGCTTTCGGAATTGCAAAGACTGTTGATAAAAGAAGAACGGTATGAGGAAGCCGATAAGATTGGAAAAATAATTAAGGACGAAGAAATTAAATTAGGAATAAGGTAATAAACAATATTAAGATTATGAAAACAATTTTATTTACAATTATATTCATAATAGCTATATTATGGGTTGGAGATCTTACAATTACATTCAAGCCATTTTCCATTTCACTTCCTGGTTGGTATAAGGCTTTGGGTATCCTTCTATTTTTTCTGTCAATGACGGTATATAATATAGGGGAATATACCAAAGGGTATAAACAGGGTTTCGATGATGGAGTAAAGAAATGTATTGAAATACTTAAAAAGAAATGAATTGTAAATGTTAACTACTTTTAAACTAAGTATTTATGGGTTCAACTGCGAACCATTATAACTACTGGAAAAGCCACAATATTTTGATCCTTGTAACCCAATCTTATGGCTTTTCCAGCGCTCTTTAACTTGTTTTAAATTACAGTTTGTGGATAATTGACAATCAATCTTCTGTTTTCAGAAAAACATTCTTTAACTCATCTTTCCTTAAAGAGCCGTATTTTATAGCACGGTCAATACGTTTTCGAGCATTTCCGTCTTTAGCCTTTATAGTATTCTTAGAATTATCCTTAGATATAATTAGTTTGACCAGCTCATTCAGAGGAATAGGGGATGTCGTATCTCTATCCCAAATAGAAGTGAAAAAATCTTTTGCAGGTTTCCCCATAAGTAATTTCTTTTCCGTTTCATCACCAACTTTTTCAAAATGAAGGTAAGGCTCCGAAATAATATTGAAGTAGGGCAGGAGCGACTTCTCATCCGGTTCACTCACCATGCGAGTTTTTAGTAGTTTTAGATAACGTCCTCCATTCCTTGTACGTCCTATGGCAAATACTCCGTCTGCAAAGTTAGACAATATCTTGCTTCCTGCCATATTCGTTTTCGACAATGGTTTCCATTCTTCAATCTTCGGGGTATGTGCTATCACCATGATACTTATATTCAACTCACGTTTCAATCTTGTAAGTCCGTCCATGATTACCCCGGCATACTCCGCTTCTGCCGTCTGCGTGGAAAGATAGGAAAGGTTGTCGAGTATCATTACTTTTGCTCCCGTGTCAAGCAGCTTGCTCCTGATACCGTCAATTACGTTCATGCTGAACTCTTCGCTATCCACTTCTTCCGATATGGTGCATCTTACAAGATTTTTAGGGAACTTGGCATTTTTATACCGTCTTGCAAGCTGCCTGTCCGAAAGCTCAAAATCGAAGTACAACACGGCTTGCGGTGGCATCTCCACTTCTGAACATTCGCTCTTCCCTTTGGCAATATCGTAGGCTATCTGTGTGGCTAGAATAGACTTACCAATACCATTGTCAGCGAACAAGAAAACAAGCTCGTTCTCCCACCAAAAATCACCCCACAACCTATGGATAGGCGGTTTTTTCTTCCCATCCTCAATGACTGACTGCATATCGGACGAACTGAACAATGGTATTTGTTCAACCATATCGCCATCATCAGGAATTGGCAAAGCATTTTGTTCAAGTAGTTCTATACTATCTTGTATTTGTTTTTCTTCGGTCATAAAATATTAATTTTCAATTCTATCAGGTGCGGGCATTTCCAGCAGCCTGATAGCCTTAATCGTTTTCCTACCTTCCAAGATAGCTTTGCATAATCTATGGTATCCGTCTGCTATTTGTCCTACTTCATCCAATATAATAGGGTAGTCTAAAGAACAATCACGAACACGTTTGCATTGAAAGATGAAGCTATGAAGCTGACTGCACTCAAATGGTTCAACAGTCAGGTCTATATTCCACAATGGCATATCACGTACAGGGTACTCCTTTGCTTTCGCAAAATTATAAAGTGTTTGAGCATTCCATATCTTATTGCCTCTGTGGTATTCACTTTCAGCGAAAGTCATATTATCTATTGGTACTTTCATACTATTTACTTATTTAGCCCATTCGGACTTAGGTATACAATTCATTGACTTAAACCTGCCGGTCACTTCATTGTGACCGTATGAGTACACATAGCAGATACCTTCTCCGGTAATGTTAACAGTAGATTCTGCACCCACATACAGCTTGCAAACGCTCCCTTTCGGAACATGGAACTCAACCTTTGAAGCAAGCACCATTGTAATTGTACAATCCTGTTCTATTTGCCCATTAAAGTCCACGTACATGCACGAAGTATATCCGTCCTTGCTCCTCTTCCATTTACCGTTTATATAGTCAGAAAACGTCCGTTTCATATACTGAATATCCATACCGAATCCAAAGCTATGAGCATCTGCCAACAGCTCCACACCGTTTGAATCCAACGCCATATCCATTAACGCTTCCTTACTTGTCGCTGCGTCCCATTTATTTTTATACCCAGTGCAAAGACCGAGCATGATGGCATTACGTTTAAAAGCAAGCAAATCACTCATAAAATTGGAAATTTTTTTAGTTCAACTTCTATAAGTTCTTTTATCATCATTACGGCATTGTCTGAATCAGGAATGCTCTTATAAGTCTTTACAGATCGTATAATGTTACGTGCATGAATATGAGAATGCTTTTCTAGCGCACTGTACGATACCCCAAATCGGTCATGCGCAGTCACAAACACAGCCGGTCTCGCCATTCTCTTTACGAACGGTATATTTGTCTTCCCTTCGTATAAAGACAATGGAGATATAGGCGAATATTTGTCCTTACAGAATACTTTATTTACGCAATCGCACACGATACGTTCAACTTTTTTTACAACGTCCGATTTTAAGAAATCCTCTTTTTCTGACATACTTTTCTATTATTTTCTTTTGGTCTTCATTAAGTATTTCACCCATAACATACATACTGCCAATAGTAGCCTTTCTGAAATCCACTTCCTTTTTCCCACATTTACCCAAATTACAATCTACACCTTTTGAAACATTCGGTATTATCACATGGGTATTTATGCATCCTTTTACGGGTATCGCTTTAAAGCTAAGAAACATATTACCGTTTCTCACCTTAATACACCCTGTTTCTACATCGGGAATAAAAAGCCCCTTTGTCACTTCTCCGGTCTGCTTGTCCTTGAATGACACCCATTTCACACCGGGATGCCGTTCCATCTTTATGTAGATGTGATATACATTGTCCGGGTTATACCTGTCCTTTCTCGGTTTCAGTTCCATCGTCAAACATCTCTTTCGCTTCTTCTGCCATGATAGCCTTCTGTTCAAATTCCGCATTAGCTTTCAAGTCTTCTTCGGGCGGCGTAGTGTTCATAGCTTTATTTAAATCTTTCATCTGACCTTCCATCCACTTCATGTAGTTTTCAGCCTCTTTCTGCGCTTCATTTATGTCAGTAAACACGGTCATAGGCTTCACAAGGTTAGTTTCTGTAAGCACTTTCATACCGTCCAAGAACTCCTTGTTGGTGGAAGTAGTTTCCCCGAACATTTCATTCTCCTTGCCTTTGATGGATTTCTTGAAGTCCACCATATACTTCAACCATGCATAGAGGGATGTTTCATGCGCCACACCGTCCAATCCTACTGCGTATGGAGTAGTGAACACCCGGAATCCTGTGTAGTTCTTAAAACAGGCATATCCTTTCGTGATTACAATCTCAAACGAGCCGAAGTTTTCTCTCTCCAACACATCACTTTCTTTGATGATGAACTCAAATCCTTGTTGTTTCTTGTTCTTTGCCATACCTTATTCCTCTGTTTTTGCCTTTCTACATCTCTTCGGCCTGAACGCTGTCTTAGCATCCTCGACCTCAATAATACACTCTCCTTCGTCCTCAACCGTTGCTACGGCTTCATTCTCCTTCAACACTTCCTCAACAACCGGATTAGCCGCTTCCTCCACTTCATCAACAACAGACTTCCCGAATCTAGGTTTCTCTTGGTTCATGTTCAGCTTCTGCATATCCATAGCGTACTGCAACTGGTACGCCTTGAACTTTTCATCGTCCGAGTCAATGATTTCATCCGCATAGCCAGCATAGTGCATGGCGATAGTTCGTCTGTTTGCTTTCATAGCCATTCCCAACGCTTCTTCATCTACGTACATATACGGATGGATGGAAATAAGCCCATCAATAGGAGAAAGCCGTCCGAATGTCTTCTTGTACAGGATAAGTCCGTCTGCCCTCTGCTCCACAATGGCGTAGGCATTCATGAGGTTCTTCTTTTTGATAAGAGCGATAGCCAATATCCAAGTAAGCCCCAGTTCGGGATTGAACTTCTTTGGCAAGTCTTTCAGCTTGGCGAAAGACAATGCTTCTGATAAGGTCTCTGTTTCTAAAAACATAGCAATATAGAATTTAATTTTATTCGTTAGGAAAAGTTTCGTCATATCCGAAGGAATGTCCGTAAACGTTCTTGAACGTAAACGTCACTTCCTTGTATTTCTGCCCGTAAAGGGTGTCGCTTTTAGGCTCTGTGGCTCCTGAAAGGTACATCAGAACCTTTCTCTTCCTCGCTGTATCACGGTAGGCAATCTTGGAGCCAGTAATGAAAGCCATAAAGTCACGGTAAGACTTATCATCCTTGGTATCATCCTCCAAGAATATCAATGTCAGTTTTATAGTTGTCTGCTTGTATGCCGGTGTGCTGGAAACATACACCTCCGCCTTACTTGTTTCGGCAAAATCCTCTGCATACATATTTGTAGGCTCTCCATACGAATTAAGACCTGTACATTCTTTATACCGCAATCCGGGGAAACCCGTTTCCAAGTCTTTCCAAACGGCACCAAGCTCACCGTAACGCATCATATAAAACTTATAGTCACTCATATTATAATATAATAATACACGCAAATATAATTAATTAAATTCATATATTAAAGCTTTACTTTAATATTTATCACTATGATATATTTAAATCCGTTTCAATATTAAGTTTTTAATCTTAAAAGTAAAAGCATATTTGAAATATTGATATCTGTACTTTGTATTGCATAGTACTACATCATTGCATATTAGACATACCCTATATAAATAAAGGAAAAATGTCTAATCCAAAATACATAGAAAGAAAGTAACATAAAGAAAGAGTGAGCACAGCGAACACCTCACTCCCTTTGATTATTTAAATAAACAAAGGGGAATAAAAGCAATCTGCATAGGAAAGCATCAACGCAAAACATGAATATTGATATAATGATGAATGATATTATTTTACATAATAATTTATGTTGTAGATATGAAATATTGCAACACTGCAAGACGTGAAAATTCAGAAAAAAATTAAAAAAAAATCGGGAGAGGGCGGATGTTTACGGCTGCACTGGCATAGAGGGGGCGGGGTATACTTGCAACGCATTGCAGCGCTCGTTTGATTCGTTGTATACGGCTTTAATAAAGGCAATATAGGGCAAAGATAGGTGTAGGCGATACATTGTGGAGATGAAAGCAAAAGGGCTTAATATTGCACTGATTAGGCTTCTAATTGTATGTTATTTAACATGTAATATTTTTATGTTTGTTTACAAATTTAGTAGGTGAATATTTGGTAGAATGGTAACTTTTTTGCACCTTTGTATTGTGAAAAGGAAAGGATATCACATAGTGATAACACAAGATATCCGATTACTTTTCACAAGGATAAGCGTAAAGCGAAGCATATACGTTGACATCCAAAAGCGTGTTATTAAGTGTTGGAATAAAAAGAGAGCCTTAATACTGGAATATTAAAGCTCTCAAAGGATCGAAATACTAAAGTACCTCATTCCTATCACACGGAGCAAAGGTACTTTTCTATTTTGATTCTTGCAAATATTCTTCCATTTATTTTTTGATTGGTGTTATTTGGCATTATCCAATATCATTAACCACTGTTTCACGCTATACTTTGAATTATTAACAATTTAAATATAACAGTTATGAAAGAGTACAAATTAACGGTTGAGCTCTACAATGGGTCGCGTTATTGCTATTACGGCAAGACGAAGAAAGAAGCTATCACTAATTTCAAAAAGGTGTTCGGTTCTTTCAAGGGATTTGTAAAAAAAGAGTGGACTAAAGAATAATACAAGAAGGATAAGATATGAAACCAATGAATTTCTACACACAAAACGGTTGGGCTGGTTCAAATTATGACAGCAAGTTATCAACTAAAGAAATAGCCGCAAAGGTTCGGGCGTATGCAAAGAAGAATTTTCCAGACTTCAAATTTTCCATCCGCACGGAATACGGCACGTCCTCGATGTATATCGAATTGAAATCAGGTACTAATGTTCCTTTTATCGAAGGCTCAAGAAGCGCGGAACGTGGTTATATGTCCACGATGTCCAGTGTAAAGGCATGGGAAGACGAGTTAACACCAAAAGTGTTTGCAGCTCTAAATGCTGTATCAAATTACGCTAGTTCTTTCCGTTATAATGATTCGGACGGCATGCAAGACTATTTTGATACTAATTTTTACATCCATATAGAAGTAAGCGATGAATATAAGGTTATAGAGCCGAAAGCGAAGAAAAGCAGCATTAAGACTGAAAAGGCTGAGGGAGCCAAAGAAATGGAAGCCGTGACGGTTGAAGGTTTGGAAATGGTGGATTATTCCGATAAAGCTATTGCGGTGTTTGGCGATACAAAAGCTATCAAAGAGCAATTAAAAGAATTGGGCGGACGCTTTAACCCGTCTTTAAATTACAACGGTGAAAAGCGTGCCGGATGGATATTCAGTAAGAAGAAAGCGGACGAAGTGCGCAACCTGATGGCTTCCGAAAAGGTGGAAGCCGTGGAAGAACTTCCGGCACCTCCTGAAGAAATATACATCCCGGAATTAGAGGAAGAAACGAAACAACCGGAGAAGTTAGGTAATATCCATTTAATCGAAACGGGCAACTTTAACGGCGTGCGCTATTACAACATTGAAGGCGCTGGAATCATAACCAGTGCGAAAGTACGCGAGGGCATACAGCCGGGCGATGTTTTCAACGTATACACAGCAGAGGATCGCAAATACGGCGTAACCTATGACGGTGTAAGCCTGGAAAGCAGTTTAAAAAACGATCTGCCCGGTATAATTGAGTTTAACGGCAAAATAGAATCGGGCACGCTTAGCGCTTCATCACATTATACCCCGCTTGCTGAAGGAGTGGAATTTTATGAGAAGGAAGTAAAGGGAAAGCGTTACACCGTCAAGGACAAACCGTTAAATCTTGGATATTACGGAATATTAGATAATTTGGACAACTGTATAATAGAATGCTATCCGACTAAGGAAGAAGCCGAAAAAGAGGCGGAAATACTTAACGGGTTTACGGATGGTAACGGACGATTAAAGACGGTCATTTAATTAGCTGAATATGGTTTTGTTGGTTTTGTTATTCGGTGCTGTGATATTCATTTCCGGCACCGACAGGGATAAGCTACGCGAATTTTTAAACAAAAATGATGAATAAAAATGATGAATCAGATAAGTTTTAAGGATATGACATCAAAAGAAGCATTAAAGCAATTGCAAGTATATTGTGCGGCAAATGGTTTCGCCCTCTATCCATCAAGTTTGCCGAAACAAACATATTCCATAATATTGGCGGATGGTGACGACGGCGAAATAACAACACGTTACCCGAATAAGCGTATAAGCGGGTATTTCACCCCGAAAGAGTTATTAATATGGATAGAAGGATACCACGCAGCATTGAAAATAAAATAAAGTGATTATGAGAGTTTATTTTGCAGAAGTAAAAACAAGATATCAGGCTATTAAAGAATGTCCGTTTACGCCTTCAAATGTCGCCAAAGTGTGTGGAGGCTTCATGTGTTTTGAGTCTACGAATGACTACAATACATGGAAAAACCAAAAGTAACCAATTATCCCGTATCGGCTTAACCGTGGTCTTTGATGAATATACGGGAACTAGTTTTATAAACTTAAAAACATAAAATCATGAAGAGAGAAGAATTAGACAACATTTTGCGCAACTTGTTAGTTGCTGGTAACATTGTAACCGTATCATTTGAATAAATGAAGAATATTCGCAAGAAGTTAAACCGATTTGTGAAGCCTGTACAGATAGAGATTATTAAGAGTGATTTTGAAACGGTTTCATTTAGAGAGTTTAGATAATGAAATATATTGCCACATGTTAGCATAGACGTACGTTGGGGCTTTTTGCCAACATATCATCTTATGACACCCCGGCAGTAATACGGCTGCCGGGATTTCGGAAAAGGATTAAAAAACGAATTATTTACAATTAAATCAAAGCGAATATGAGAACGAAAACGCTATCAAATTTACAAGAACAATTTTGCCGTATTGCACTTGCTGCATTGAACAATACAGTGCGATGCAAAAAGATTGACCACATTTATTTTGCGTATGTAGCAAACGTAAAGAAATATTTTAGAATATCCTACCCATTTGGCAACTATCGAATTTATCATACACCATTAACGCGCGAAGTGTATGCAGGATATTAATAACGAATTATTAACCGCAAGCAATTGCACAAAACGGAAAGTATGAATATTATTACAGATAGAACAAAAGCCCCTGCAAAGCTGCACTATAGGGTAAGCAATAACAGCGGATCAATAAATAAAGAGTTTGGCAAGAACCAGCAAGCAGCCTATGACTTTGCAAACGGAATGAAAGAAACGGCAACTATACGCGGGTATTTCGTTTTCAAAAAGCGCGGAGAATGGCAAACTAATACGGTATTTATAGACCATGTGTTTAAGTAATCAACTATCCCGGCGTGGAGGACAACAAGCGAAGCGACACCGCCGCCGGGAACTGATAACAAACTAAAATTATAAAGATATGAACAGTTTAATTAGAGCAATCAATGCAGGAAAATTCGCATGGAAAAAGTATCTGAACGGTAAGACATGGAACGGCATAATGCTGCGTACACAACCATTGTTTTGCTGTTACGGGCAAATAGGTTATCAGGTGTTTGTGTACGACCGTGAACAACATGTAGCCACATTCACATACGATTGGGAGAAACAGCAAACCGAAATTTCTATTAACTAAAATAAGGAGGAACGAACTATGTTTTTTATATGCGTAATAATCTGGCTTGTTGTCGGATGCACTAAGGAAATGACCGGACATAACGGTTTCTAAGATGAAAGAAACGAATTGAATTAACTTAAAAACGGATATTGAATTATGAAAGTAATAGAATATGGACGTGTAAGTACGGACAAACAAACATTAGAGCAGCAGAATAGAACCGTTAAGGAATGGTTAAGCAGAAACGGGCTAAAGACAGACATAGTGATAACAGAGGAAGGAATATCCGGCGGCGTTACCTACAAGAAAAGGAAATTAGGTACTGATGTACTTCCGTTATTGGAGGCTGGAGATATGCTGATAGTAGCCGAAATTTCCCGTTTGGGGCGTTCTATGAGCGACTTAAACAAACTTATCAATGACGAACTAAAACCCCGAAAAATCCGCCTTGTGGTGGTTCAAATGGGGCTTGACCTTAATTGTGCCAATCTGAAAGCGATGGACGAAATGATTTTGTTTGCCTTCTCGTTTGCCAGCCAGTTAGAAAAAGAGCTGATTCAAGAACGCACAAAATCCGCATTGGAAATTCGCAAGCAAAAAATCGAGCAGGAAGGCGGCTTCATTTCAAAAGCAGGGAACTGGTGTACTTCCTTGGGCGGCAATTCCAACGGACAAAGTAAAGGTGGAAAAGCAAACGGAGAAAAGCGAAGGAAAGAAGCGATGGAAAATTCAACAAACCGAATTATCGCTGAATTACTTAGGGATGTAGTCACTCCGCAAGATGTTGACAAAGTAGCGGACAAGCTAAATGCAATGGGATTAAGGACGGCTACCAATAAAGAGTTTACACGGAATCGCCTTACCGCATTGCGCACTAAGATAAACAGACGTGCGGAATACGCTAAAAGTATGCTTTAAAACATACTTTATAAAACGAATTACTGATTTATAAATGATAATTTTGCAAACAATTAACGCTTAGCTATCGGCATGACGGGCAATTTATTATGAATCAAATTGAAGAATTTGTAAATGATGCGGAACAATTGATGGAAGCGATATTGAAAAACAATGTGAACGGTGAAGAAGTAGAAGTAGCCGCCACAACCAATCACCCTGACAGTAGCTACGGACAGGCTGTTTGGGTAGACGAAAAAGGAACGGCGTATTGCCAAGTAGGGATGGAAGCACCGTTTTACACAGTAATAAAAAAGTAAGGTTATGAAAACGAACGAATTTATACAATAGAATAGAGAACGGAGAAGCAAAGGTTCTAACAGTTGAAGAAGCCAAGAAACTGAAAGGGAAGAAAATATATTGGTTCTATTTCGGATATTCAGGAAACGAAAACGAAGTGCAAGAAATGAAGGTCGGTGATATAGTATCAGAACTTGAATATTATTCAAACCAACCTTGTGAAGGATATGAATCACGTGCTGACTATTGGAAGTCGTATATGTCAGAGAAACAACTTGAAACAGTAGACAAAACATTGATGCTGTTGGATTCTGACGGGAAGGACAAATTTATTAAAGCACATTTAAACATGAACTTCTTCGATGAGCCGACATTCACTTGTTCAGACGCTGATAGAGAGGTTTATTATTTGGTTATAGAGTGAATTACCGCTAAACTAAAGATTTAGGGGCTTTCAAATGCGAACTCTTATAAAACTAGGGGAAATATCCTTGGTCTTTCTTTAATCTTTTTGGGGGTAGAAAAAACGGGAATTACAGGCACAACGATATCACCCTTGCCAACACGACAAAGGGTATCAGTCTATAAATGAACCTCTCTATACGTTCCATCGCATCACAGCAAGTAAACGGCAGAAATACCAGTGAGGCACATCATCAGCCTGCTCAAGCAATATGTTCAACTTATCTTCTTCCATATTCTGTTAACATAAAAAAAGCGGTAAAACCGTTGGGAATTACCGCTTTGAAATTTATAAGTCTATTTTATTATGCTACATTGAATATTTCCTTATTCTTGTCTTTCCATAGCAATACATTTGTTCCATATTTATTCAACGCTTCAATTAACTTATTTGAAGGTTGAACAGAATCGTTGATAATAGCCAAACTGCGGAAGCTCTTTCCTGTCTGCTTCTCTCTCTCTTCTTTTGTATCGCCTAAGCAAAACAGATAGCTACTTACATTATCCTGTCTTAATGTGTTAAATGACTTTACAACAAGCTCGCTTTCTCTTCCTGCTATCTGAAAATCAAAATTGAAATCAAGCCCTGATTTTCCGCGAACTATAAAAGATGGAGTATAAATTACATTACAAGAATCTGCAAATGCCATTACATCTTCTGAAAATAGCGAAGATATATTATCTTTTGACAATAATGACATATCACTGATATTCATAATAGCGGATATAAGTGAATGCTTTCTTTTAGCAAAATCAGCCCCATTTGATTTGATATACAATTCATCTCCATTTACCAATACTCCATGATTGGACAATACCTTTTGCAGATAAGATCTCCTTTTTGAAGAGCGAGAAATATCTACACCTGACATCTTTAAATTTCCGATAGTCTCACCGTCATCCGATAAAATAATCTCGGATTCGGATACTTTCTTTATGAATATTTCTATATTGTCATTAAACAAGCCTACGAAAGGAGTGGACACCGAAAACCATCCAGTTCCCTTATCTTCTTTTATGGCTGTATTATCTTTTAGCCAAGAATAGTATTCAGCTATTTTATTATCAATCCATTCCATCATATATAAGATTACCTGTTATTATTATCTTTGTTTCGAGATGTATAAAGTCAGAAACGGCAGATATAATATTTTTTAATTCGTTGTGATATTCATTAAAATCAAATCTCTTGACTGGGAAAAAATCATCATCTACCGGAATAGCCCATGCCGCAGAAGTGTAGCCTTGAACATGATAATGAACGTGGTTTCTTCCTATAACCTTTCCTGTAAATGGCTTAAACATACTTGGTACGTATTCGTTTACAGTCGAAGGGTTCGTATGGTTTGGACCGTTAAAGTCTATCCTAAACAGACAATATTGAAATTTCCTCTCCTGTGTATGCAACGAAATTTTTGTTCTCATCTTTTCACTTACGCAGATTCTTAGCAAAAAATCAGGATTCCGATCTATTGAGTCAGATGAACAAAGAGTTAATCTAAAATCGTTGGACTTGGACAAGTCAAGCTCAAATACACTTATACGTTCTCTATTATCAATTATAGATTTAGGAACAGATATAAGTCTATCTGCTTCTTCTTGTGTCAATATTACATCTTCTTTCATGCTACAAAAATAAGAATTAGTTAGTAAGTCTAAAAATAATAGCACATGTTTAAAGGCATTGTGAATATATAATTCTTTCCAATTCTTGCAATATTAGAGAGAATTGTATAGATAAAAACTTGTAAAAACGGTAATTCCAACAAGTCAAAGAACGCTTCTGTTCGATTATTATTTTTCCAGTCCCTTTCTACAATGTTCACATAAAAATTTCTTCGCTACCGGAAACATCTTCTGCCCCACATATCCGCTAAGATACTGCGCTTCCTCACCATAGGGATCAATCCCGAAAGCCTTGGAGATATGCCGGCACAAATGACCTTTTTCGTGGTCCCACGAATTTTGAAACTCTTCGGGAGTGGAGGTTAGTGAGATAACCATTACTGTTTCTCTTCTCCTGTAGTCCGAATAGGTTAGACCGGTATTCATTCTGCCTTCGGTCAGATTGCGATACGCACGCTTGAGGGAATCCCCCCTGCATCCTATACGGTACAGGTCCATAATGATCCGATCCGCCCAATAGGTGTGTACCGCATAATACACTTTGACGTGCCAGTCCCCATATTTTGGTATGTAGAACTCCTGAACAATCATATCACATCCGACCAGATTACAGGAATCCCTTTACCTATACAGGTGGCAAAGAACTCGTCAAACGCCCTGCAAGGATCGCCATCAATATCATCAAGGTAGCACTTTATATGCTTGCACAAATGTGCCTCGTCAACCAATGATTTTTTATAGAAATCCGCTTTCAGCATGTTTGCGACATAAGCAACGTCATAACCCTTGTCGTGCTCGATGGTAATTCCGTTCGCTTTCAGCATATCGTCCACTTCGTCTTTGCTCCACGGCTCCAACTTTTTTTCTTTACCCGTGGTTTCGTCTTTCACTTTCATTTTTGAGACGGCCCATTCATAAAGTTTCTTGCTGAAATGAAAGCCGTATGCTTCCAGATATTCCCTCATGCCAGATGGGAATCTGCTGTATGTATCCAATCTCTGTTCCATAACCTTTGTTTAAAAAGAGGGGCATTCCACCCCTCCACCATTAATAAAACTCACCGTTGGCGCGTCTGCGTCTGCGTTCTCCCATGTCATCCATGCGGGGATATTCAGGGAAATAGCCGGGATACCTGCGTTCTCCCATACCTGATCCTGAATAATTTCTTCCGCCATCACGGAAGCCCATGTCTCCATGAATCTCTCTCATGGCCTTTTCGTAACCGTGGCGGCAGCCTTCCTTGTAGGCTTCTTCCACCTCGTCACCTCTCATACCGAAGCCGCGTCCGTAATCGTCACGCCCTTCTTCTAATATTTCCCACATTCCCATAATCATTTCTTTGTTTTGGATGTTTCAACTACTCCGAGCTGTTCCATAAGCCGTTTGTTCAATTCCATAAGGTCAGACATGTTCTTGCTCATTTCCGCCATTTTCCCTTTCAGAGAGGATATTTCCTGCTCCTGACGTTGTTTCTCGGCAAATTCAGGGTTCAAGAGCGTAAGCATCTTGTCACACCCTGCAATGACGGAATTGTGAAAATCCATGCTGTTGATGATGTCTATGCTTTTCTGTTTCATAGAAGCGACCTCGTTATTCATCGCATCACGTGAGCATGACACTACGATATTGCCGTTCTGTCCGAAGTCGGCTATATCCATGCCGGCAGGAAGATTTTGGAAAGTCGTGTTCTGCCCGTTGATACAGACAACAACATCCACAACCATTTCCATTTGGGGCAACTGTCCCATAGGGGATGCCATAGGATATTTCGGCTTGGGAGCGGAAACGCTGACTACCGGGCCGTATTCGATAAACGGGTTAGCATCCTTATGAAGTATATATAACTGGTTATTGGTACGAAGTGATTGAAACATATTGGTTTGATTTTAAAGGAGTGTGGCTATTCCCATTTGGGAAACCACCACAAAACTCCATGTTAATTATTACTTGCTCCGTAAAGAAGCGGTCTCTGCTGTAGAAGCCGGCGCCGTTGTCGGTCTGTATCCTCCATTAACAAGATACAATTCATTGGTATACTTGTTGTAGTGAATCTCATAGATACCGGTTCCAGCCAAGTTTGCAACAGTCACAGGCTCATTGTTATAAGCCATTAACGGTCTTGTGTCCCCGTTAGTCCCTATCAGTATCGGAAGGGTTGCAGTCGTACCGGCAGGGATCGCCTGACGAAGATTGACATAGAACCCTCCGACATAATCCCTGTTGCGGAACGCATGGTTAGGAAGCTCCAAAGTCACATTCTCAGTACCGACTGTTACAGCCACCGTAGGAAGAGTGTTGTAATTCACTCTGCCGAGGGAGGGAAACGGGAATCCCCAATTATTAAAAGGAAATAATGCCATAATCTTTTGTAATTTAATCGTTTATTACTATATTTACAATCGGGATAGGTTGGAGTCATGACCAACTGATAAGGGTACACCGAAGCCCTTCCCACTTTTCAATTTTCGGTATCATTTAATTCGGTAAAATCAATGACAAACGAAGAGTTTATCAAGAGTGTATCTCTTGAAGGTGAGGAATGGAGTGATGTAGTCGGATATGAAGGGCTTTATAAAGTTTCTTCATTTGGTCGTGTGGCATCTATGGCTAAATATGTAAACAATCGTTTTAAGAATGTATATAAAGAACCAAGATTAATGTTACCACACAACAACGGGAAATCCACACAATCTGTACTTTTGTCAAAAGACGGAATTGATAGGAAATACCATATACCTAAACTTGTGGCTTCTACATTCATACCAAATCCCAAAGCTTGTAAAACCGTAAGAATGATAGATGGTAATAATAAAAACTACCATGTTTCAAACCTTGAATGGGTTATGGTTAAAGATAGAAGAAAAAGGTATGATACATTGTCTTTAGATGGTGAAGTATGGAAAGACATTCCTGAATATGAAGGATTATATAAAATATCCTCTTTAGGAAGAATTGTTTCATCTTACACAAGAAAAATATTATCTCCCAATATTACAGGACACAAAGGAAAAGATTATTATGCAATTACTCTTGTTAAAGATGGAGTAAAAAAGAGATTTCATGTCCATAAACTTGTCGCACTTGCCTTTATACCTAATCCCAATAACTTTCCATGTATAGACCATATAAACACAAACAGATATGACAATCGTCTTGAAAATTTAAAATGGTGCTCTTTTTCCCAAAACAATCTAAACCCTATTACAAGCCAAAAGAGATTTAAACCAATAGTTCAAATAAAAGATGACACTGTAATCCATATTTACCAGTCTATAAAAGATGCTGTTAATGATGGATTTAATATAAGCAGTTTAATAAATTGCTGCAAAGGGAAAAACAAACATCACAAAAATTTTCAATGGATGTATCTTTCCGACTACGAAACCCTTATCAATAAGTCAAAGAACTCTTTACCTAATGGCTAATTATCCCCAATAATTGTTGCATCCACACCCACTGCGTGCATATGCTGAATCTCCCATATACGCACCATAGGCGGCAGCACGAGCTACTTCAGGGTTAAATACTTGCAACTGCGGATACGGCACTGCTACTGTAGGCGGCATTGAACAGCGGATTTTATCCACATCTCCTTGCAATGCCTGCAATCCGGCTGCTAAAGGAGCGATCTGTTGTCCTACCGCACTCAGGATAGTGGCGTTCTGGTTACGCTGAGAGATTTCGGCTGTCAAAGTAGCCTTTTCCGCAGTAAGAGATGCGATCTTGTCCTGCAATGCCTGATTCTGAATAGCGTCAAGTTTGGCAAGGATGGCATTCGTGTTGGCTGTCGCACCATCACGCAATGACAATGTGTTCTGGTTAGCAGTGTTGACTAATGTGTTAGTCTGGTTGCACATTGCAAGCTGGTTCTCGTATCCCTGTGTGGTTACAAGCTGTTTCATGTCGCAGCAACAGCTACAGATCTGAGATGTCAGAGCGTTGTTACCTTGCATGATCGCAGTGAGGATACTGTTGGTGTTCTGGCCCATTTGGTTGCCGAGACCGCAGATAGCCTGTGATACAGAGTTAATACCGGCAAGGATTTGGTCTGATGATGTGTTCACAGCTTGTGCTAATGCTGCAATGTCGACACCGTTTCGGTTAAGTGTCTGCATGATCATTTCTCTTCCTTCGTTCGCTCCTTGGTTGTTGTTGCCGCCAAATCCGAAGTTCCCGTTACCGAAGATGGCTGCAATCACAATCAATGCGATGATGTCCTGAAAACCGCCATTGTTTCCGAAGAAACCTCCGTTTCCGTTTCCTCCCATCAGCCCCATCAGATAGCCAGTGTCAATTCCACGGTTCTGCAAGGACGGAAGAATGGACGCAAGCAGGCCATTGTTTGCGCCGGTTCCACCGTCTTGGTTAAAAACATAAGTTCGTTCCATAAGTATTTGTATTTTGTATCCGGTCAAAATCGACCGTGCACAAAAGTATATAGATCATAACTCATGGAAAATCAGTTGTTTCCCAACAAATTCTTTATATCGTCCCAATATATTCTCATCATTTTCCCACTCTCCATTCTCTCATGGAAATTGGATATCATGTAGTTGACAGCACGTTTAGTCTTATGGATATGAGCGGCTATTTGTGAAGGGTACATACCGCTTTCGAAAAGAAAAAATACAAGAAGATACCGGGCATCCACTGTCTCCATATTCTTATCAGACGATAATATTTGGTCTACAGACACTTCTGTTTCTTTTGAAACAATATTAATTATTTTGGCAAAGATTTCTGACTTGCACATGTTTTTTCTAATTTTTTATTCTTATCTTTGCCATGCCACATAAAACAAGATATATCGATGAACAAAGCATAAGACATTTTGTTGAAGATATTTAGCCTCCAACGTGCAGTGTCTTATGCTTTTATCATGTTTTTATGTGGCAATATTAATATGAGCGTTGGGGGCTTTTTTTTGATTCTAAGCCCCTGAAAGAATTACTTTTGTTAAATGAGTTTTTCTATTATGTGCCACGCTTCTACCTGTGGCATTCTGGTTACTATTTCATCTTGCACCTCCCTTCTGTTGATTACCATATTCTATAACTTATTCCTGCGATAACCGCAGGAGAAAAACCATCCTTACCAAATCCATAACCGGCTGTTATTCCCAGACCCCATCTTCTAGGTTTTATCTTAACCGTGTGATAGATGTCATTCGTTACTGTCAGTGTTTTGGAGCAAACATAGATACTATCTAGGTTAGGTCTGTAACCACTCACATAAGCAATGTAATCACTATCTCTGTATACCTTCTGCTCGACAGGAAGAATTGTGTCTCCTACATGGATTGTATCACCATCATGCCAGCACAGTACAGGGGAAGGAAGATAATACTTTACCGTATCTCTCTTTACAATGATACTTGTACTGAACACCGTATCCGTTCTTGCCTCTATAACTGCTTCGGGGGATGGCTTTACAAACCATCCTAAACCGAAAGCGAGTACAATTATTAATATATAAGGAAGCCATTTCATATTATTGTATTTAAATAAGTACCAATAGCAATGCTATCGCTACCGCAATCCATATATAGACTCTTTGTTTCATCCCTCAAATTTTATATCATTTATACGGTTCATCCAGCCCCGTTTGAACTTGTTGTTTGCTGGGCGTTTCCGGCATATATCCTCGATGAAATCAAACCGTGCAATCTTGATCTGATCAAACAATTCACGTGGATTACGGGAATTTACTGCGGCGAGTGTCTTAGGTCCGACAATGCCATCAGGAACCACACCAACCAAATCCTGCGGTACTTTAATACCATGTACCCCAGAAGCCCATACAAAATCGCATACTATCTCTGCTATACTTTGGCTTCTTATTTCATCCGCATTCCATCTATCCCAATACAACATCTTCAAGATACTTTTCCAATCGTTATATGACAAATCCATCAACCTTCCGGTCGTAGGTTTTGGATAACCTTTTCTACGACAATATTCCTCATAGGTAGCCATTGTCGCACCTACCATAGTTTGTCCTCCTAAATCATCGGGATCATCAGCCCATCCTGTTTTTCTTGCTCTTTGAAAAAGAGACTCATTGGTTTCATTGCTTTTCTTACTTATACCAGCTTCCCATTTTATAAGAAATGGTATGAAATGTTCAATATTAGCCATTTTTCTTTTCCTCCTTATCTTTAAATTATAAAATTACTATTATTTTTGTCGCAAAAAATATGGACTTATCAGAACTTATTAGAAGCTATACTCCTGAACAGAAAAATGTGTTCAGTGCTTTTCTCATCCAACTACCATTAATATTTACTATAATGTATTTATACATACCTGCTTTTAAATCCTTAGAGCTTTATTTGCAAGTAATTTTTGCCATATCTGCGTCTACATTATCTATTTATTATTCTTTTTGTTTGTTATGTTTATGCTCCGTTTGTTCCCGATACAGGTTTAATATGGAAATACCTATACTTATTATGCCAACATTGACAGCTGCATTTCTTTTACTGCGTTCGCCAGAAAGCTATTTAAACGGGCATGAATATGTATTAAGAATAGCGCTTAAATGCACGTCATATTTCTATGGATTCATCGGAATTACAGGATTCTTTTACCGAAAATGCGTAGATTATGGCATAAAGTGCAAAAGGCGCAATAAAAATAAAATCAATTAAACTCATTTCTTTTCCTCCTTTTTATTTTCTGTTATTATTTCATTTATATCCTCTTTTTCTACATCAAGCACCTTCTTACCAAACAGACCTAACGCCTTAAGCATATTAAAGCTGTATCCTTTGGGCTTCAATATATTTGATATGATAGAGCAAAATTCAATGAAGCAAACTAACAAACAGGAGTATATGTCTATATCCCATTTGCTGCCGGATGCAATGTTTATCATGACAACCATACAAACAAAGGCGAAGTAGGTTACAAGTTTACCCATTGTGCGGCGTATCGCACTAGAGATACGAACCTTTTCGCCCATTAAAAGGCTTTTCCTTATTCCAAAAGCCAAATCACATATCACTACTGCAAATGATACAATAATCCAAGGTATCATGTGCTCCAATGATTCTGCTATAAAACCGCTTACTATTACGGAGAAGCCACCCGGTATGGCTTGGGTCGTTATACTATCTCTTACCATCAGAATGATTATTTAAATGTATTAAATTAATTAGTCACTTATGAATACTCTTAGTCCTGCTCCCCTTGAATTTGAATTTGGTGCGAATACACGGTCTATTCTATCTGAAATAATCTCCAAATATCCCGTCTGCGCTTTCAATTCAATTAGCATGGGGTTTGTTAATCTGTTATTTCAACCTCATATCTCATCATTGCATCATATACGTTTGGAGCAATTCTATTTTTCCATTTGTTTGCTACTTCTTTAATGTAATCTTCTTTGGCTTGTTTATATGCGAGAAACGCTTCTTCGGGGGTATCAAAATATCCTAAATATATCCCATTTGCACCTTTTGTTAATGCAGATTTAAATCTTTTTCTACTTTCTGAATACATTACTCCGATAGGCAACTTTCCTCTTTCATTTTGTCTTTTTGTAAATAGCACGTTTATTTCGTTGGGTACGAAGCAACAAGTTTGTGGAGAATAGAGCTTATTGCCCTTGTAAAGTATATCCTTATCCAAGCAATACCCTTCAATGTAATTCTCATTAAACCATTTTTCAAACTTTGTAAAATTGTGCCACTCTTCACACATACAGCAACCATTATAAGTTGGTCTCTTTGATATTATATCATTGTCGTAACACCTTGCTATTACATTCCTCCATAGTTTATAAGAATATGATTTTTTATTTAAATCGGAGCGTTTTCTCCCTATGAATCCAACTCCACATATTGATGGTTTGTTATAGTCCTTTACATTTCCATTCTTCATGTTGTTTATAAACACTTCTACTTCTGTACCTGTATTGTCAAATCTAACAACACCAGTTCTCATGTCAATCCTTTTTATAAAAGTGTACCAATCTCCATATTTGTTTTGGAATCTATCTCCAATTTTGTGAAAACGATTTCCTAAAGGGTCTGATATTCGTTGGTACATTATGGCATTTTTACACGCTTCTACAATTCCACCTGTGTTATCAAATTTAACTACAATCCTCTTATTTGGTAATATTTCTACTACTTCATACCAACCATCGCTTTTATGTTGGTATCTACTACCTATTTCAATAGGTTTATATGTGCTACTGTACTGATTCATAGATATAAAGATACTAAAAAATATACAATTACTCAACCTATAATACGAATTTATTGTATGAAAACACGAATACCTCTACCTTTAGAATTTCCACTATACGAAAGAATACTTTCAAAATTATCACTCATTAGTTTTAAGTACTCTGTCTGCGATTTAAGTTCTATAAGCATTGGATTCGAGCTGCCATCGCCAGATGATAGAAATTCTGTTTCCAATATGTTTCGGATAGCTGTTATATCAGAGGTCTGATTTGCTACAAAGAATCTAACGCTGTTCAAGATAGCCGATAATTCATTGGCTGTTTCTTCTGATATTTGAGTAATCCCTTGGGTGAGAGCGGATAAATTTGCTTTTTTACTTGGCTTGTATCCCAAAGTTTCTACAAAAGAAAGCAAATCCTCATTTAGCCCTTTCATCGAAGTGGTAGCTTCTGCATAGATATCCGCTAATTCCTTTTGAGTTATGCTGATTCCCCCATCGCTATCCTCCGTAACAGACTTGTCTATCATATCAAACAATTTTTTCAATCTAGCTTGTGCTAATCTCATTGTGGCTTGTTTGACAATGAGGTTCTCAATGAAATCGTTAAAGTTTTCATTAAGAGCCTTTAGCCCGTCTTCCGTTTCATTAAAAGCGTCCATCCATGCCTGTACGAAAGATTCAGCCGCATCCCTATACTCTGATTCTCCGCCAATACCGCCTAAATCCATTTGTTCTTGTTTTATTATCTCTTCCTTGGTCTTTTGCAATTCTTTAATTGCTTCATTCCATTCTTTAATACGTTCATCGTCTGTATCTTTCTTCTTCTGTTCGGCATTTATCATTTCTTGATAGGAACGTATCTGCTGGTCTATATTCTGTGTCGTCTGCTTTGTGGCATTGTTCAAGGATGTTATGTCCCACGCTTTATCTATCTTTTCTTTCAAAATTTCATAAGCATCTTGCAAACTCTCTATATTTTTCTGCTGCCGTTTTATCTTTCGTTCATATTTAGCATCATGTATCGCATTTATGCCTTTTATTACACTTCCTACAGATTTAATTGCACTAACGGCTGCTCCTGCAAAATCTCCACTTTTAAAGCTGTTCCATGAGTTTGATACATTTGTACTCATTTCACTGAGTGAACTCATAGCGATACTTAGATCTTGCCATCCTCCAGATTCTGTATCAACTCCATAGCTGCTTGCTATATCCTTTATTTCATTAAACAAGTCTGCTGTCGCCTGGATAGAATCGTCAATACCTTTTACAATCTTATCAATAATTCCTATTACAGCACCAGCCCCCTGTGTCATTTTACCCATTTGAGTTGACATACCTTGCAGTTTGGCGGATGAATTTGCAATAGAATTATCATTGTCCTTTATCAGGTTCTGAATATCTACTATTTGATTTTCAAAATTAGTAGTATCATCTCCATTTGCTTTTGCAATATCACGTTTTGATTCGATATCCCTCAATTCATTTTCCAGCTCTACCTGCTTTTGTAAAAGTTCATTTTGATAACTTTTTTCTGCATTATATTTATTTTGAAGTTCAGTTATTTCCTTAATTCCTTTTATGAAGGATTTACCGAAAGGATTTTTTACCTTGTCAAGTTGCTCGTTTGCTTCGTTAAGTCTGTTTATGTATATTTTTAATGTATCTGCTGGGATGTTGCTTGCGGATTTTGCAATAAAATCTTCCAGTTTCTCTATCAGAGCTTGTAATTCGTCTGCTGACTTTATGGATAATTCGCCCATCATCTCGATATATGTTCCACTCTTCTTGAATTTTTCTGTTTCAATTTTAGCGATATCTTGATTGTATTTGGCTATAATATTTCCTACTTGGTCTGTGAATGCTTTAACATCACCTGTTTTATTCAGCATGTCACGTGCAATTTTCATATAATCGGCAAATTCCTCCTGCTTGTTCTCTATCTGGTTGTTGAAGTCATTAATGAATTGCGCGTATTGCTCTATACGGTTTTTGAACATTTCATCTTGCTTAGATTTCAGTTTCTTATTCAGATCATCGTATGCTTTTTCCCACAATTCCCCTTCTTTGCCAGCCAGTTTTTCTATTTCTACTTGTATCTCGCTTTCTGTAGTAGTTAAGTCACCAAATAATGATTTAATCATCTCATCAGAAAAGCCTTCTTTCTTCATTTTGTTATACAAATCCAATCCGTTGAACATATCCTCTATGTTCTGTTTGGTCTTATCGAGCTGTTTCTTAATATTTTCTACATCATCGCTATCCAGCAGTTGATATGAATCATTTATAGCACCTTGCTTTTTCCTAAAATCTGTGATTATCTTTGAAATTTCCTGCAATGCTTTTGCTGTATTCTGCTTGTTTGGCAAAAACGCATCTCCAATGATGTTCTTTGGCATATTCACGTTTTTGAGAGAATCTGCATAACGCTCCATAACTGTCTTAGCTGCCTTATCGCTGCCCATTACCTTATTCAGCTTCTCGTATTCCTTGTTAAGTTCTTTGATAAGAGAAATGCGTTCTGCTAATATGTCACGTTCATGTTTGGGGTTTGATTGAGGATCTTCTTGATTTATTCCTGGTCTAAGAGGAACTTTTATATCTCCCAAGTTATATATATCGTATGCAAGTTGCTTCTTTATATCAGACCATTGTTTGGAAAAATCTCCTTTATCTATTAAAATCTTAAATTGTTCTCTTGTTTTATTACCTTTTATTACCTCATCATTTACGGAATCAAAGATTTCACGTATTTCTTTAGTTGCTTCTTCTTTATCTTTCTCCAAATCTTTCTTTGTTCCAAGAAATGAGCTGGCGATAGAACTTTTCTTACCTGCAAAAAGAACACCATTCTGTAACTTCTCCAAGTAGTCTGCAAGTCTTTTGTAGTAGTCAATTAAATTCTCTCCTTCTTTCTTTCCTTTTACTAGTTCTTGTATGTATTCTTTTGCTCCTTTGCCTAAGGAGGTTGATTCTTCTGAAATCCTTAATAATTCAGCTTGTATTTTGTTACCCTTCGCTATAAAGTCATAGAAAGCGTTTTCGTATTCGTCTAAATCTGTTTCAATATCATCATTACCTATCAGCCATCCTTTCTTTCTGTTTTCTGCATAGTTGGCTTCAATCTTCCTAATATCTTCCAAGAATTCTGTATATTGTTTTTTATACTCTTCAAACTGTTCTTTTGCTTCTTTTTCTGATATATTAGGCTTTATCTCTATTTCAAATCCTTCATTATTCATCTCTTTTACAAGGGATGATAACGCTTTTCTTGTATCATTTTTAGCTATTTCGTCTATTTCTCCTATTCTTAACTGAGCTGTATAATATTTATTGCTACTTTCTCGTAACATTTTGTTGTATTGAGAATGCACATTCCACAACTCATTAACAAGTTGTAAAGCTGCTCCAAGTGCTATTAACGGAAATGATGTTTTGAACGCTAATCCCAAAGAACGTAATGCGGTTTCTGCTTTTGTAAAAGCAAAGGAAAGCAAGCTAACTCCATTTGCAGCGGCTTTTATCTTAGGGAGTAAAACCATTGAACCAACTACAATGCCAAACGCTTTTGCCACTTCGACAACTGTTTCCCAATTATCAATCAATACCTTAATAGAATCAATAGAACCTTTCAGTGTATCTTCGTTAGCCTTACCGATAGAGTTAAGCATCACATCAATACTGTCTTTCAAGTTGGAAATTTTACCCTGCAAAGTTTCGGCTTGAATTTCCTGCATATTGTAGAACAATCCTCCGCTGTCAGTTAACCGTTTGAAGATGTTCTCAATATCTTCAAAGGTTACTTTTCGTTTTGAAATCATATCCACAATTTGGGCAGTGGTATATGCTTCGCCTTTAACTTCTTCAAAGTAGCGTTGCAATTCTCCATACAAATTGATACCTGCTTCCGTAAACTGACGAACTTCCGTACCACGCAAATACGCTGCCGCTTTGACCTGCCCATAAGCAAGAATAAGTCTGCCCATATCAACACCTAAACCAGCGGATACATCGGCAAGTCGTTTTGTCGTGTCATATAACTTATCCGATTCAATACGGTATGCTGCAAGCTGTTTTGTGAATGTAACCAGTTCCTTAATTTGGAATGGCGATTTTACAGCAAGTTGGACGGTCTTGTTGAATATCTGGTCTGCTTGCGCTTTATTCTGTAAAATGGCTTCCAAGGAACGCTGCTGTAATTCAAATTCTCCACGTACATTTGCCAACTTACTGATATACCCTTCAATCTGTGATACGGAGAACACCAAGGCAAGCTGACGGCTTAATTGCCCAGCCGTATCCATTAGGTTCCGGTGGCGTGTGGCCAGTTGCTGCGATTGTACTCCTGCTTGCTGCAAGGCTTGGTTGTGCTTGGCGATGGCTTGGTTTATCTGTTCAAGTGTCTGCCTGTAGTTGGCATCTGTAGTGTTTAAAGACAAACGAGCCTGCTTCAAGTAGTTTATGGCTGTTACTTGGTCACGCAAATATTTGGCGTTTCTTGAATAGTCCAATGCACCTTGCGGCGTAGTACGTTGAGCTATTTCTTGCTGTCTCGCTAATTGTTCTGCTGCTTTTGCCGCACGCCTATCGGCTGCTTCTTTTCGTTGTGCGGTTTTCTCTGCCGATTGTACTCTCTGTTCGTCAGTTTGGCGTTGGTAGTCAAGCTCCATTTTCATGTAACGCATGGCATTAACGGCCGTCTGTTGCTGTTGTTTTGAAATAGTCTGTGTATTCTCAACAAACTTTTTCAAGTCAGAAATACTTTCTTTCAGTCCGGCTATATTCCATCCGCTAAACGAACCTTGCCTTATTTTTTTATCACCTATCCGATTCAGTAAATCTGCTGCACGTGAAAGGCTTTCGTTCATGGATGTGGTTTTCTTTTCGGTATCTCCAGCTCCTTTACTTACTCCCTCAAACGGATTCCCTTTAGACCCAATCGAACTTATCTTGCTGGCTAACGAAGCGATTGCGCTCTCCAATTTGGAAGTATCTACTACCACACTGCCAAACCCGTTTTTCAACGCATCCGCAGCCGTATGTGCATGTTTCTCTATCTTCTCCAGCTTCTCATCGAAACTGTCCAACTTCTTTAATACATCGGGTGTTATGTTGAGGAATGCTCCTGCTTCATTATCTGGCATATCGTTATCCTTTTTTATTAATTATGGGCATACCCAAATCATTCAAATTCTTCAAATCGTCAACCGAACTTATCTTGTTGACCTTCTTCTTTTTCTTATCCTTATTTCCGTATTCTACATGGGAAAAATCAAACGAGCTTAACCGGACTTGCCCGACCGTCATTTCCCATAAATATTCTTCACGAGAGCACCAAGTGTTGGAGCGCAGAAAATCAATCATCTGCCCCCATTCGGTACGGGATATTATCAGCTTTGTTCCGTTTTCTTCATCTTCCTTGCCAGTGTCATCTCCCTCACGGTCTGAATCACATTGATACTCTCGAAAAAAAAATCCGTGCTTATGAGGTTAAGGATTTCACCGAGCAATAAAGCCCAATCCTTTATGTCGTATTCCCCCCACATTAGAAGGTCATAGACTTTGTGGTAGTCATCTGAAAGTTCTTTTTTCTCATAATCAGAGAATATCCTGTCCTTGTCATTGAGAAGTGCAAGCGTTATTACATGTGCCACTGCTGGTAGATTTACTGCAAACTCCTTGATAACATCTCCCATGCTCAGTTTCTCTCCTTTGACGATCCGGCACGCTTGTTCGGCTATAAGCCATTGAACACCGGGCTTTAATCCTTTGATACACCACTCCGTACCGTGGAGTTTCATAATACTTGGGCTGTCGTTCATTATCCTTGCCAAACGCTCCATTGATTCATTGGATACAGGAGTATGAGCTGTTACAGCGTCTTTCTTTGGTTGTGTATCTTTTTTCTTTGCTCTATATACTGCCATGATTATAAGCATGAAGGGCGGCGGCATATCCAGCCTACCGCCCTGTAAAACAATCTTCTTATCTATTATGGGTTATCCTGCCGATGGTAGGGTATAAGCGGAATCCACATAAAACGGAGTTCTGATAGTCTTTGCTCCATCGGCGACATTTGCATCATACGCTGTTCCTGCAAGACTGATACGTCCAATATTGGAGTTTAATGATTCAAGCATTAGCTTGGAATTAAGTTGTAATTTTGGAACCACAAATGCTGTCATCGTTTCCCCTTCCTCAAACACTACGTCAATCTTTGCATACAATTTCTTGTATTGAGCAGGAGCAAAGTATTTGGTAGAAACAGTAGTTCCAGCCGTAAATCCCATGAGAGCGATTAGCAGATCTTTTTGTGTATCTGCGACCTCAGCTGTAAATTGGTATTTGCCGAGTTTCACGATGGAAAGAATAGGACTGTCGGAAGTTTCACACTCGATGTCGTTTACATCATTATCGTCTTGAGCGATTGAAGTGGTGTCTTCAACTACATCTTCAAGAATGTAAGAGTCACCCTTTGGCACATCGTCTTCTTCAGTACCAGTGAACAGAGTTGCCACGATGTAAGAAGGTTTGATAAATTTTTTGGCTGTTGCGCCAGTATTGTTTACTGCCATAATTAAAAAGTGTTATCTTGTTAATAATCTGTTTATCTTATTGTTATCCCGATATTGTACACATTGCAATAGAAGTTTCCGGAATTTTTACTTTCTTTCCCTATCAGTTCACAGCTTGTTATGACGAAATGCTTGTCGTTGGATTGGTCAATTGCCGAGAATAGTGTTTTTTCCATGTCGAACAGTTTTTTTACTGGCTTTGATCCCAAACTGTCCGTGGACTTCGCATAGAGGAATATGTTGGCGGAACATTTCGCCTCTCCTCCGTAATCATTCACGCTAAGAACATCTACAACGATCATGTCCGTGCTGTCACTACTTATTGTCAGCGGTGTTTCATCAAAAGAGATTATTGATGAAATCTTTGCTTTTGTAAGTAACATGGATAGAAAATTCTCTATCATGCTGCCAGTTTTATATAAATCATTCATATATTGTCTTGTTTACCGTGACTGATAATGCCGAACTTCGCGTTCTTGAATTTCCGTGATAATGCCTTAACTTCATTACGTGCCACTGCTATCACTTCATATTTCTTCTTCACGTTACCTTCTGCATTTTGTAGTATTTCTCCGTAAGGCATGGCGGCTACAACTACCAAATCAATTCCCGGATGTGGCTTATATTTGGATTCCAAGTATTCAACCACTGCTTCATAACCGGTAATTTCCTCACCATACCATTTTTTCTTTATTCCGGGAGAGCTGGCGGTATATCCCTTTCTGGCAAGCTTTCCGTCAACATATACTCCCCAACCGTAACTATCTCTCAAATTGAGGCTTCGGTAGGTATAGGAAACTTTAGCCAGTTCCTTAGCCACTATCTTCTGTCCCTCGTTTGCGAGTAAATCAACAATACGGGTGATTGCACTTTGCTTGGTCTTTGCCATACTTAACCTACTTCACTCATTTTGATGTTAACTTTCACGCCACCAAGCTGGCTAATTTCCATTCCTATAACACGACCGTTAATGCCTATTCCGTAACTTTCCTTTGGACATCTAAACATATCTCCAATTTTTACAGGTGAAATGCTGCTTTTTTTTAATGGGAAAAACACGTTATAGTCTGCCATGATAGTGCCGCCATTGAACATCTTGGAGGCTTGCTGTATATCGCATTCGGTTTCAAGAAGGATGGTTTCTTCCAAAGTTTCCGTATTCCCTTCGTTTTTCTCAGTTATTTTCGCATTGAGAGAACCATCCGTATCTTCACCGCCTAGCAAATCACCGTCAAGCAATCCTCCGTTACCGAGAAGGTCTCCGTCCTCCGGCTTTTTCGTTATCACGGTGTAGAATATACCATGAAACGGATATTCTGCTATTGCTTTTCTTTTGAGACGCATAAGCTATACATCTAATGAATTTTCATTGACCCAACTCATACTACCCGAATCCATGCTTCCCAACGCTTCTTCTTCACCATACTTTTTGTACAGTGCTTTCAGACGGTCTTTCAAGTTTTGGATTATGGGAGCCGTTACCGTTTCACTGCCTACGTCCTGTCTATAACTGCCATGCTGGAGTGATGATGAAGCCACAGACCACGGACCGTTAATGACAAGCTCATATAGTGCGATAAGGCAATGGTCTTTAGTGCATTCGTCTATTTCGGAACGGTCTGAAATAAACATCAAACCGTTTTCGTATGCGATATTTTCAAGCGCATCATCTTCAAAGACAAATCTCGTAAGCCCATTGAGGTATGCTATCGGGTCAAATGATTTTTCCATAACTGCTACTGTTGCAATGTGTTGTACATTAATCGTCTGCCTGACTTGTGTCTACAATGACGTGATTGCGGAATGGTTTCAGTGCAGGACAAGCCGACATCATCACATCCGTATGCCATTCCTTATACAGCCCGTTGTTTGTCGTTGTATTCACAATCGTGCAGAGACCATCATTAGCCTGAGCAAAAATTTTAGTTATTACGCTTGAACCATACTTGTCAAACATCTGTTTGTCTAAGTTATTGGTGTATTCAAACTCACAAGCATATCCGGCAGGACGGAGAACTGCAATCTTATCATCCCAACCTTGCACGAATGTGTCTCCAGTATTGGTAAGATTACGCTCACGCTCTTCTACAATTTCAATTGGAGATACACCGGGATAATCACGGAAAGCTGCTAAGAACAACTCACGTGTAGTAGGCGCAGTAGCGGTTGTTGCGATGTAAGCTAAAGGATTTTTCTTGAAACTTTCAATCAATTCCTTAACTTCGGCATTTTGCAACATTACTTCGTAAAACATCTTGCGTGTAACCTGCCATTCCATTGCACCTTCATATCCCCATTTTTCACGATATTTTTTCTCCTTTTCCGCCATTTGGCTCAGAATCTTGCATTCAGCGTCAGTCCACACCTTAGTTCCTGCTTTAGTGAAATTTTCATCCGGAATGTCTGCTTTGTGCAACGGAATTTGAATACCACGTGCGATATTGCGGTAGTCGATATTACCTTTAGACATTAACTGTGCAGTCATGAAGTTCATGGTTGCGTCCGCACTATCAAGCTGGGACTGTAATGTATGTACCCAAGCGGCTACCAAATCGGCATCGTTTCCAAACAACTCAAACTGTTGTTCTTTTGCTTCACGTTCCATAGCTGTTTCAACGAAACCGGGAGCGATAAAATCAGGAATGGATGCGGTGTACCAGTACAGACCGTCCTTATCCATTTGATTACTGTCACCAAGAGGTGCACGCAAATCCATCAAAGGAGCGGCTTTCAAGTCACGTCCTTTCACAGAAAAAGTAGCGATGCCATTAGGGGCGGTAGGTGTGGGAGCACCAGCTTTTACACCTTGAGTCTTGTACCAACCATAATTAGTGTATAGCAGACCTTCTGTATTGACAAAGGATTGCAAGAAACGTTGATTGGTCTTGTCAGAAAAAAATCTTGCATATCTGCTGTTATTAAAATCAAATTTAGGCATAGTCTCGTCAATTTTAAATGTTAAACCAACCCTTAACCTTGCTCTTGTTCAAAGCTTTTAATGCAGCCGAAAGAGGTTGCATACGGTCTTCGTAGAGGAATACATCTCCTAATGCCAATGCAGGAGTGATAAGGTATCTTGCACCATCGAAATCATCTTCGGATGTAGCTGGGTCAAAAACAAAATCAAAGTCGCAGGGAAGGTATGAGTTAGGATTAGTAACCATCGCTTCTTTATCAGAGCCTGTTTCTTTCGCTTCAACAAGGACAGATGAAGTTGTTAATGATCCGAGGGTTGCGCTCAATGTAACTTTCCAAACATCGCCAGCCGTTCCGTCAGTCGCTTTTTCAACGGCTGTAATTGTTACCGCTGTGCCTTTTCCTGTCAATGTAGAAGGTGCTACCATGAGGATATCTCCTACGAATGGGATAAGAGAATATCCGTCTCTTTTCAGGTAAATATCTGTGTCTGTAGATTCAGTTGTAGCTTTTGCAACCGCATACGATTTTAGGATACGTATTTCGCTTCCATTAGAACCATTACTGGGAATATATTCAGCGAGCGTTCCGGCAAAAGCTCTTGCATTACCTTTGAATGGGTTTTTAACAATTCCACCACTGGTAGGAAATACAAGTGCGTCCTTTCCGCTCATCTGTAACTTCACGAATACATAGCGGTGTCCACCAATGCTTCCGCGAGCCTGAACCAATGCTCTACCGGGAAGGTAGCCACTGTTCAATAGAATTTGCTGATAAAAATCTGACATTTTCTTTTTGGTTTAAATTATTATTACTTTTCTTCTCTGTGCGATTGCTTCTTTACGACAGCAACCACATCGGCAAAGTCATCGGTCTTTTCCTTACCGCTTCCCGTGCCTCCTGGAGTGATGTCAGGTGGAGTGTTAGCATTAAACTTATTGTAGCTCTTGAGCAGTCTTTCTGTGAGAGCATCAACATCTGTTTCAGAATCAATGTGAATCAATTCGAGTTGGTCGTTAATCCAATCCTCGTTCTTGACTTCTTTCCCTTTTAAGGATAATTTGAGTTGATTGCGTTTGTCTGAGATAGCTTTTACCTTTTTCTCTTCCTCACGCTCTGATTTCAAATCTTGGAGTTCTTTGAGCAACTTATCCAGTTTGCTTTCGTCTCCTTTGTCATCCTTGTTATCACTTCTATCGTCCTTGTTCGGATGATTCTTTTCCCACTCTTTTATAAATTTTGAGTTGTCATTTCGTATGTTGTTATCGTCCTCTTGTAAGTCATCCAAGTAGTCGGCAACAACATCATCCAGTTCCAACTCGTCCTTATCACTCGCTTTCTCCAACCGCTTGTAGATTCTTTCTACTTTGCCGTTGAAACTTCTCTCACTCATAGCTAAGTTTTTCTTGCCGTTGTTGGTGAGTTTCACTTTCAGTGCTTCTGAAAATTGCTCTTTCGTAAACTTCATACACTATATGTTTTATAATGATTATATGCGAAAGTAATGCTTTAATAAAAAGGTATAACTATAAAAAAATCACTGTATTTATCACTATGATAAATAGACATTGGTTTAAGTATATATTACCTTATTATTAAGAGGTATTTTTGCTTTTGATGAAAGAGCAAGAAATACATAGAGAAGTCGTAATCAAGCCGCAAGAAGGATTCCAAATGCAGTTTGCATCATCGTGCGTGGATGTGGTGTTCGGCGGAGGCAACCTCGGTGGAGGCAAAATGACGCTATTAACAGACTGTGTTATAACTCCTTATGGATTGAGAAAAGTAGGTGATTTAAAAGTTGGAGATGTTATTTCAGACCCAACTACGGGAGGTTCTCAATCTATTGCTCAACTACATCCAATAGAAGAACATGAGTTTTATAGATTGACTTTTGACGATGGAACTTATGTGGATTGCTCAGAGGGGCATCTTTGGAAAGTAAAGAAGAGCGGTGGTGAATGGAAGTTAAAAGAAGCTATTACCATATTTAATGACTACCAAGATAATGCAAACAGAAAGCGGAAGTTAATGTATGGAATACCTATTACAGAAGCCATATCGTTTTCTGAATCAATGTCGCAAGATTGTGATAGGCCACTGCATCCTTATTTTGTCGGCAATATGATTGGAAATGGATGTATGTCTAATTTTTACATCAATGAGTTACATAAGGTATCTCTTACTACTCCATTTGACGAAATAGCAATCAGGCTTTCTAAATTAGGATTTGATATGTCGCATTTTGAAGAAAGAAGCGGATGCAAAACATATCATATATACAATAAAGTAGTACGTGATTCAATATCACATATAGGTCTTTCAGGAAAAACATCAATAGATAAGTTCATACCTGATTCATATAAATACGCTCCAGTTGAGGAACGTAAAGAACTAATGAGAGGCCTTATTGATTCTGATGGAAGCGTTGATGAACGTGGCAGAATTTCATACTACACAATTAGCGAAAAGCTTGCTAATGATGTAGCTTTTGTTGCAAGGTCGCTTGGGTATTGGGTATCTAAACATGTGCAAACAAACAGAAGATATAAAACATCTGATGGGGAAACCCATATTGGAAAAGATTTATATAGACTTAGAATATCATGTAAAAATCCCAAGGAAATAGTAACCGTAAAAAATAAGGCTTCAAGACTACATGACAGGGTTAGAGAAATGACTAAATCTATCAAATCAATCGAGCCAATAGGACGAAAAATTGGTAGATGTATAACCGTAAGTAACCAACATGGACTGTATGCGACTAAAGATTTCATTGTTACTCACAATTCCTTTGCTCTTGTCCTTGCTCTTGCAGAACCGTTAATGACAGATGGGGATTTCCGTGCAGTTATTACACGTAGGTCTTTGCAGTCGCAAAAGACGGGAGGTTCATTCGTAGATACATTCAAGGCTATATTCGGTGACTATTGTTCTGTAAAGACTGCCGATAGCCCTCGCATATCATTCCCAAGTGGTGCATATTGCGACTTGACCTATATAGATGATACTAATCTTGACAAAATGCGTGAGCAATGGAAAGGTAAACAGATTGATGCGATATGTATTGATGAGATTACCGAAATGTCTTGGGAAGCATTCAGCTATGTGCAGACCCGTAACCGTGGACGTTCAAAGACGTTTACGGGAAAGTTCTTTGCTACCCTTAACCCGAAACGTAGCCATTGGACGAGAAAGTTCTTGGATTGGTACATTGGGGTTGACGGTTTTATTATGCCGGATAGAAACGGGAAAGTGAGATACTTCTATGTTAACGGTTCTACTGTTGATGATGTGGTTTGGGGTGATTCCAAAGAAGAAGTTTATGCTAAGTGTAAGATAGATATTGATAGAAAACTTGCCCGTATTGGAGGTGATTTTGACTATACGAATATGATTAAGTCATTCGTATTCTATCAAGGTAAGCTATCTGAAAATAGGGCTATGCTTGAAAATAATCCTAATTACATAGGCTCTGTTGCCGCTTCGGGCGGTAAAATGGCACAAGCTATCATTGAGGGAAACTTCAACGTTGACCCCGAAGAAAACGAAAAGATACCTATTCCATCCACTTCCGCGCAAGGCGTATTCAACAACAACCCAGCCGTGAACGGTGACAAATGGATTACCGTGGATTTGGCGGATTATGGTACAGACAACCTTGTTGCACTTGCATGGGATGGATTTCACGCATACGACATTCTCATTCTTAGCAAGTCCACTCCGAGAGAAAACGCTATGGCAGTGAAGACATTTGCATTTGAGCATGGAACAGCCGAAAGCCATATCATTTTTGACGCGACTGCCGGACGGTATTTTAATGATTACATTCCCGATGCAGTACCTTATATCTCACTAAATAAACCTTTCGGGCTTTACCAACTTACCGCAATGACAGTAAAGGATATGTGCTATATCAGATTATGCAAGATGATCGAGGAAGGTAATCTAACCTTTGACGATAAACTTGCCGTACAGACATACACTCACCAGAACCTGAAATACAAAGTGACGGTTGAGAACGAGTTTATGGAAGAATGCTCTGTTGTACGGTTTGATGATATGCAGAGCGGAAAGAAACGGCTTTGGAACAAGAAGAAAATGAATCAGATGTTGGGGAAAGGCAGATCGATGGATTTGTTAGACCCATGCGCTATGAGAATGCTTCCGTGCGCTAACATTGAATACGGGAATGAGATTCAAGCAGGGTATTACAATCACGAAGAAGAAACCAAACAAGCGTTCCATGCACAGACAGAAGGAAGTATTTACGATGAACATTTATGGTATTAGGACATGATAAGCTATAACGACATAAAGGATATTCTCAATTCCCTTAAAACAGAAGGAATTGAAGCAAGGGTAAGAGATGTTGCCTATTTGGTAATGTGTGATTCTTTCGTAGATAAGGCTCTTGCCGCAAAGGTTGCTTACCAAGAAGATGAAAAGCCTTCAAACAAGGTGTTATCCATGCTTGCCGAGAAACTGAAACCTTTCGGCATCGGTGCTATCACTACCATATCTAAAGATGAGAACCGAGAAGCATTGCTGAAAGAAATATCGGAGATGAAACAGATTGCTGACGATGCGAAAACAAGTGGAGATTCAGACACTTTTATCAAAGCAAGTAAGGTCGTGTTGGATGCACGCGTGAAGCTGAACGATAAATTCAATATTGAAGAGGAAGAGGGGCAGAAGCGAATAATCGTTGTTCCGCAGAAGCACGACATTATCTGCAAATGGACTTCGAGAGAGTGTTCTGCAATGCCGAGCAAGGAAGCCTGTATGAAGTATTACAACCTAATTGATGCGGAAAAATGACACGGGAAGAGAAAAAAACATATCTATTGCGGAACGTAAATGCCTTGTTGCAGAAGAAACCGTTTTTCAGAGGAAGTGACACTTGCTCTACAAACGACTATTCCGACGGTAAGTCCGCAACCATTACCGAAACACGCACGGCAAGGCTTCCGAATGTAAAAAAGAATATCGTTTCGCAGGAAAAGTTTCTGAAAGAGCTTGACCCGATGAGCCATGAGGTATTATTTGATCAAAACTTGCCGAGCATTTGCGTCAAGTTAGAAGATGGAGGATATCAGGAAATCAAGTTCCAGCGCACGGCATTAGCTTTCCAAGAACAGATACTGGCGAGCCACGTAATCTACCTTTGCGGGAATCCCTGTACATTGTCTTTGAGAGGTGGCACTCCTTCCGAGAAAGATAAAGCCAACTATTCCACAATCAAGGAGTATTGGGTAGACAGGAATATGGATGGATGGCGTACAAAAGCAGTCCGTTCGCAACTTGCAACAGGCGATGCAGGACTTCTGTTTTATTATGACTATAAAGGACGTATCAAGTGCCGCCTGATAAGTTATGAAGATGGTTACGTAATCATATCACACAATGACAACAACGGTGACAGGCTTCTTGAAAGTGTCTATTATGCCGATGCGGACGGTGTGGAATACATTGACAGTTACGATGATACCTACATGTACCGTATGCACACACCGATAGACGGTGAAGAAGCAGGCGATGACGGTTTTGTAAGAGAACGTCCTATATTGCACGGTTTCAGCGAGATACCATTGTGTACCAAACGCGGTAATGTGGCGTGGAACAACGGCCAGAGCCTTATCGAGATTTACGAAATTATCTACAACATCTTCTTTGTCATTCAGAAACGGAACGGCTGGGGCATTCTGTATATCAAAGGCAATTTGTCAGAAACGACAAAGAAACTTGCCGGGAGTATCATTTTGCAGGACAAGTCTATGGACGGGAACGGAAGTGCGGAGTTCAAAGCACCTCCAAGTCCGCAAGGGATGCTTGACAGTCTGCAAGATTTGTTTGAGAAGATACAGATAAATACCTCCTGCACTTTCCTTTTGCCGAAAGATGTCAAGTCAAGTGGTGACATTAGCGGACTGGCTATTACGCTAACCCGTGATTTGGATTTGAAGAACGCTCAGCAAGGTGTGATTGAGTGGCAGAATTTTGCAGACAAGATGATGCGCCTGTTCAAGGAGGGATTGGCCAAAGAATTGGTGAAAAAAGACGAGAACCTAAATGCCGTTACAGAATTTGCCAAGCTTCGTGTTAGCTGTAAGTTCAAAATATGGCAACCGTTCAGCGCAACGGAGTATAATAACATACTTATCTCAATGAAGCAAGCCGGCATTCTTTCCACAAAAACAGCCATTGAGAAAAACACCGAATCCGTTCCCGATGAAGAACAACGTATAGCAAAGGAGAAGGAAGAGGCTCAAAAGCTGTTGGAGAAACAGCAAAAAAAGGACAAAGGAGTTACGGAACAAATTGATGTGGTAAAAGAATAAATGGAAAAGGAAAGTCTGTACATATTAAAACTTGATACGCAAGGAAGTAAAGTAAAATTTCCGAATGCTGATATGCCTGCAAAATTAGGTGAGTACACCTATACGGCACAACGTATGGCAGGAACTCCCACACTGACCGCTACACTGAACTATCCTTCATGCTTAGACGAACTATGGACAGGAGAAGAGTTTGTTGAGTTTAGGGGGGAAAAATATTATATTGACCAAGTGCCTACATCCTCAAAGGACAACAAGAGTATCATGTACAAGCATGAGCTTCAATTCGTTTCAGAACGTATCGTGCTGGAAAACGTATATTTCATGGACGTGGTGACAGCCGGGGAAGACACGTATCACTCCAATTCCACTTCCGTCAAGTTCATGGGGGATATAAACGAGTTTGTTGGTCGCCTTAACGCTTCAATGGCAAAATCGGGTATCGGATATTCGATAGTGATTGATGAAGATATTACTTCTGAAAGCAAACTTGTTTCTCTTGACAGCGTATACCTTGCAGAAGCGTTACAGTCCATATATACCATATACGAACTTCCTTATTACTTTGTAGGTAAGGTTTGTCACATAGGATATACAGAGAATGTAATTTCTACTCCTTTCGAGTACAAGAAAGGGCTTGTATCAATAAAAAAGACAAACGCCAATTATAAGACCGTCAATCGCGTTACTGGTGTTGGTAGCTCTGACAACATACCTTTCTACTATCCGAATGATGATGAAAAAGGTACTATAGAACGCACGCAAAACCTTATGCCTTCCATTTATAGACAAACAAATGGAGCGGAAAGATTCTACAATGCACTTAACGATACGTATAAAATACCCAGTACAAATGATTACTATTTTTTCAAAAATACATATTCTTCTAAGAAAGTAAAAGAGATAAAGGTAGATTTTAGCGATATAAAGCCTACCATAGAAAATGTAACAAACGCTTCGGGACAGTTATTTGGTGAGATTGCGGATATTGCTTTTGATGATAACGATAGTGACGAACTCGGAACAGGAGAAGGGAATAATATATTCAATGGCACGGATGAGTATGTACATTCTTATTTCTACATAAAATTACATATATATAATGGGGATTACGGTTTTAACCTGTTCGAACAAGGTTTGGAAGGTGGTACGGCTGTAATCAATATGACTACGGGTAATTGTGCTGCTTGCGAGTTTGAAATAGGAGTTACCTATAAGTACAATGAGCCGGGAAGGGCATTCAATCCTGTATTGGTGGATTCTTCCGGGAACTTACCAGCAGGAGATTTTGAACAGAAGGTTACTTCACAAACATCCCAATATATAGAAAGCCAACAAAACACTTCTACAAATGAGGTTTGGATTGCGGTAAAAAAGGACAATACTACTTTCGGGGTTGTTATGCCTAATGCCACAAATAACTATAAACCTTCTGTTGGGGATAAGTTTGTGATTACAGGTATTAAAATGCCGAAATCTCTTGTGCTTGCCGCCGAGAAGAGATTAGATGAGGCGTTGATAAAGTATATGTCTGAAAACAACGATGAGAAGTTCTCTTTTTCCGTAAGTTTCTCACGTGTCTTCCTTGCAGAAAACAGTATGTTAGCTGGTCTGTTGAATGAGAACTCGCGTATATACATAAAGTATAATGATAAGGAATACTTCATGTATGTGAACTCATTTACTTGTAAGGCGGATAAAAATTGCCTGTATGATATATCCGTGGAGCTAACAGATAAGTTGTCCGCCAATGTTTCCGCTTTGAGAAGTACGATTACAGAGATAGCCGGGGATATCATAGGTGAGAGGATGGGTGTCTCTCTCAACGTGTCAGATATTCTTGGCAGAATATCCCGTTATTTTATCTCAAAGATAAATAACGACACGGCCAACGGTCTGATCACTTTTTTAAAAGGTCTTTTGATAGGTAAGAACGGTAGTGGAATCACTGTACTTGAGAACGGTATGTCACAGGCTGTTGTTGATTATCTGTATGTCAAGGTCAAAGCCGTTTTTGACGAGCTTGAAGTAAAGAAGAAGACGTATGTAGGTGGCGAGCAGGTGATTTCCCATGCAGGCATGAAATGCAACCGTGTGGAGGAACTGGATGATGTCTACCGTTGTTATTTCAAGGAAGAGGAAGACGGAATTGAGATAGAGAACCAGTTTACTCCGGGATCTCTCGCCATCGCACAGGAGTGCAATATCAAGACAGGCATTTCGCATCATGTCGGCAACCGCTATTACTGGCGGTTGGTCACAGCAGTAGGTGAGAATTATATAGACCTGTCCAAGACCGTGTGTGATCCTAATGTCGAGAACGATGTTCCGGTGGCAGGTGATGATATCGTGGGATTAGGCCATAAGACCGATATCACCCGACAGGCGGCGATAATTCTCTCTTCGGTGAACGAAGTTTCTCCGTCCATCATCATGTATCAGGGTATTAATGATTTTACCTTGACCGGGAAAGATGTCATTTCTTTTGATTTTGACAGGTCTACCGGCAAGGCCCGGATGAAGGTGTACGGAGATACGTACATTGGTGACAAGGACCGTACCACTTACATGGAATACACTCAGGATAAAGGTGTTGATATCAAGGGTATGTTCCATATCGAAAAAGGCTCTACCGGATGGAAGAATATGGAAGGCTTGCCGGATGAGATACAGGCGGCCGCAGATCTTGCCCAAGAGGCCAAGGATGCGATAGACAATGCGGCTGTCGGAAGTGTCAATCTGTTGCGTAATTCCGGGTTTACCGGAGATTATGAGACAGAGGACCTGTCTGCCGCTACCGAGCTATCGGCGGATACCGAACTTTTTAGCAAGCAACTGGAATATTGGACGGGTGTGGCTACCGTATCTGCGGACAGTGATGCCGGCTCCGGGTACTCTGCCGCAATCGGTAGTTTGTCCCAGTCCGTATCATTGATTAAAGGAGAAAGTTATGTTATCAGTTATAAAGCAAAAGGTACGTCTGTGTCTGTTTCGTGCGGTTCTTTCAGTGTTTCTCAGCCTCTCACATCCTCTTATCAGAGATATACCCATAAGATCACCTTCAATGGCAGTGGTATATTTCTTGTCAGTGGTACCGCAACCGTTTGTGACCTTCAGTTAGAGCGTGGAACCATCGCTACTGACTGGAAGCCTTCAATTCTTGACAATGACAAGGCAACAGCCGGTTTCCAGTCAATCAATTATATCGCCAGTGCGATCAAGGATGGTTCTGTGGATATTCTTGGTGGTCTGATATTGGCCAATATGATCCAGTTAGGCAACTACAAGAATGGCAAGTTACAGAAGGTCACAGCCGGAGTTAGCGGCATATACAATGACGATGATGATGTGGCGTTTTGGGCAGGAGGAAAACTTGAACAGGCGATTATGACTGTAATGAGGTTCCGTAATGATCCTAATTACCAGCCCACAGATGCGGAATGGGCGAACATGGCGAACTTCGTTGCCACTCATGGCGGTGATGTGTTTTTGAGAGGATATATCTATGCTCTAGGTGGTAAGTTCAGAGGTGAAGTCAATGCGGAAAGCGGAATCTTTAAAAATGTAAAGTCACCTAACGGCAATTTTAAAATTGATGAGGATGGCAATATCTGGATAAAAGGAGAGGGAGAGTTTAGTGGTACTGTCAATGTCATATCATCCAATGGTTACAAGATCGTAATATCCCCTGAGGATGAGTATTCCGTACCGTCTATCAGAATGTATGATTATAATGGGGAAGAACTGTTCAGTATCTCCCTACAGTACGGACTTGGAGGGATGATTCCCAGTATTTCCATGTTCGATCCTTCTAGCAGTGATAGATTATATTTCCGCCCGGACAGTATGGTTGTCGAGCAAAAAGGAAGTGACGGTTATATATATCAGACCCAGATAATGGGAGGACGCATAATTATGGTTAAAGGTTCTGAGATTGTATGGGATCAGAACATGTTGCCCAAATAAAGTGAAGTGATATGGAACTGAATACTATTAATAAAACGGGAACTTGGAGTGAGGCGGCAGACCGTCTTAACAACAACTTTAGCAAGACTTCCACCGAAGTGGAGAAGGTCAAGCAGAACGGTATCCGCAACAAGGGGTTGTTCTCTACTCTTGAATCACTGGAAGAGGCTGTTCCATCTCCTGTTGTAGGTGACTGGGCTGTTGTGGGTGACACCATACCGGGTCCTATATATGAATGCAAAACAAAGGGAAAATGGAGTCCTACAGGCACGACAGGAGGTGGCGGAAGTGTTGACTTATCCAGCTACCTGACAGCCGAGGAGATAGACGATGTAACATCAATATTATAGTTATGAGAATTAATTATCAGTCCGATTTTAAGATCATAGAGAAGAACTTGAACGGGGATGTGAATACTCCTTTCCGGTTTACTTACTTCAATCCGTTCAAGGGAAAGTTCATAGCCTCCTTTGACGGGCATGAGTATGTCGGTTGCAGCCGCATGGAAGACGGCAACCTGCTTGTCGCTTTCGACAACCCCTGTTTTTCTCCCGGTATGCTGAAGGTCAAACGTGAATACTTCATATCCGATTCCGACTTTCAGGATGGTATCTGCAACCTTGTTTCCATTGAAGACACAGGAATCGTACTGACTACCGGGAAAACCGATGAAAGCACGGTGGAAATAACATCTTATCCCGATTATGCCGCATATAATTTGATTCAGGCGTTCCCATTGTCGGATAATGAATATGAAGATGTGCTGAGTGATTTTGTACCTCCTTTGCCACCGGAAGAGGAAGAAGAAACAGTTACTAATTTAGAATAGGAGATTTATTATGGTAAAAATGCATAAACTGACCAAAGGTGGACAAACCATATTCCCGGCTACCATCTATGACGCTGTGGTCAACCCCAATACACGAAAAAATATGACTACGGAACTTTCCGAAATAGATGCTAGAATAGAATTTTCCGATATATCAATACAAGACGAAGCTATTATTGGTATTGGGGAAGCAAATAAAATAATAAGAATAAATAAAACACTTTTTGAAAAAGGAAAAGTTAAAATAACAGTTGATAAATCTAATTTTCCGTCAGATATATCATATAATGGGTGTCAAATAAGAGATAATAATGGGATAGAAAAATACACCAAAGTATCTGAAGAATTTGAAATAGATTCATTTGCTTCTATTGGGTATTTTACAATAGGATTTTATTTCTATCAAGCAGTACAATCCGAAGTTATTATACCATACAGTATAAAAGTCTTATATGGCAGCCCCTATGAAGAAGAAACAAGAGTTATGGTTAATAAGAATAATGAAGATAATTCAAATTTTATACCGTCATATGGTAGCCATATTTACAACTATACATTAATTAATATGTATATTGGTCCTAACGGGAATTGGCAAAGATTTGTAGGTAAGGGGGAAAGTTTATTAATTCCAGCTGACAATATTAAAAAGTTATATGTAATTGGTAATGAAATACATACTTCATCTATTTATCAACTTACAGCAGATTTGAATATTAAGAGTGAACAGGTTGCTAATGTTACAGAAGGTACTGAATTTATAAATTTAACACTGAAAGAATATAAAGTAATTGAAATTGCACAAAATACAAAATATATATCCATTATTATAAATGATGGTAATGGTAATGATAGAAGTCCATATTATATTGGTGTTGAATACATTAAAAATGAAAATAATCAAACATATAAAGAGTTGATTGATTATAATGATTATGAGGAAACAATACAAGGAGCATTAATCGGGAATGACTATTGGTGGCAAAATGATGCAACAGCAGGATGTGAAATTGTCAAAATAAATATTGAGGGGTATAATAAGATTAAAATCTTAAGCAATAGAGGTGCAACAACGATATCAGGAGCCATATTGAAAGATAATGCCACACAAACAAATAATGCACCATTACCATTTGCAGATGGTATTTCTGAACGATTTATGTTTTCTGATACAATTCCTCACGAAATTGAACTACCATATAACGCAAAATATATGTATATCAATGCTAAAATTTCAGATGGGGATATTATCATACCATACGTACAATTAATTAAAGACCAAACGGTCACAATCAATAGACTAAATAAGAAAATACAAGAAACAAATTACTATAATATAGGGAAGGAAACTACTACTAAAAGATTTGAAAATTTTGATAACTATGAAATAGTTGGTATTACTCCTACATTATCTATAGTAAAAGACAGCAGTGGAAATTATGATACGCCACCTATTGAAATAAGTGGTGGAATTATTACTAATGTTTCTGTAATTGAGGATGGGGGAGCGACAGAAAAACCTGCATATTGCGTACATAGTGACCGAGATAATAACATTGAAAATAAAATAGTTGTTGATAATTGTATATTTGATTCCAATTCAAATGCTTGCTGGGGTGTAGGTACAAGAAAAAAATACGAAATGATTTTTAGGCATTGCGTATTTATACAAAGAGCAACAGTTGATGACCCTGCAATAAGTGGAGATACGCATTCGTGGTACAGTCACAATACTACATCTAATGAGGTGCTGACAAAGGAACATAAATCAATAATAAGATTTTGGAAATGTATTTTTATTTCGGATACTGGAGAACCAATGTATCTACAAGATTGGTCAGTAAATGATTCTGATGATAAAATAGATTTCTGCGAATTTGAGTTTATCGGATGTAATTTTGCATGGAAAGGCAATACAGAAGATGCTGTTAAAATAGACTATAAAGGAGGTGTACCTGAACTCAATTCTAAAGAATTTAAGAGACATCTTATATTATCTGATAAATCTACAGGGAATAATGTGTCTTGGCTTAATGCGTAGAGTAACTCGGAAAGTTATCAGTAACACTCAAAACATATATTTATGATACGAAAATTAATCATCAGAATAATGAATCATCTGTCCGTTGAAGTGCATCCGGATGCGGAATGGTAAAAGTGGAACAGGATATATGGAACTGAATACTATTAACAAAACAGGAACTTGGAGCGAAACGGCAGACCGCATCAACAGCAACTTTAGTAAGATCTCCATTGAGGTTGAAGAGATAAAGCAGAACGGCGGTGGCGGCAGTGGTGGCGGAGGGGGCGATGTCACTAACGCTGACCATGCCACATCTGCATACACGCTGGATAAGAATACGCCTGTGCTTGACTGGTTCCTTTCCGCATTGAACGATGATGATGCGCAAGGGATCATTAATTACCTCAAAGGTCTTAAGATAGCCGGGAATCTGATAAACCGCATCGTAAAGCAGGGTGACAAGGATGTCACCTACACCGATGAGGATGTGATGAGCGCATTGCGTGTAATGACTGAGATAGAGAACAGTGAGGAGAAGCTGAAAGAGATATTCTTGCGGAAGGACGTGGCGGATTCCACTAAATTTCTTCTCAGTATGTTTGCCGGTGCTGTTTTCGGAAAGAATGGTTTTGCAAGCGGCTTAACCGGATTCGGAGCCAAGATATTCGATACAGGGCATGGGGAGTTTGAGAGCATGTTTATCCGCCGGTTTCTCGAAGTTCCCGAATTAAGATACAATCGTGTGATGGTCACGCTGGGCGACAAGTGGCGTGCGCCCGGGGCCGGCATTATAGAAACGGTAGATACAGGGACCAAGACATGTACACTTAAGCTGGAAGATGGTGAGATTGGTGCTGTCGCAGTAGGCGATATCTGTATGGGTATCTATCATAACATCACCGGGAACGCTACGGAGGATTACGACGATGGAAAGGGCAACAGACGTTTTGCCGGATTCTGTACAGTCTATTTCACGATTACGGAAGTTACAGGTGAAAGAAACGAAACATTCAAGTACCAGTTGCGCCCCACTTCTTCATCGTGGTCTTCTTCTTTCGACCCTTTTGAGATGATGACTTTCGTGGCATACGGCAGCTTTACTAATACGGAGCGCCAGACTTCAGTCTACGAAACAAGGACTTACACCCGTATGTTGTGGAAACAAAATACATGGGAGATATCCGCCGCCAATGTTGCCCTACAATATGGCGACCTTTCCAATCTGAATATATTCGGACTGAACATGGACGGTTATTCCATGTATCTGAATAATATATATATGACAGGTATCATCAAGCAGATAAAGCCGGATGGAACACCTGTGCAGACTTTGAATTTCCGTGAGGAAGGCTATATACCTGGCGTACATTACGATTACTACGACAGCTTGTCTTATAACGGAAGCATGTGGGCGTGTATCAATGAGGATGGTTCGTCCTCTGTACCGGGATCTAATGGCGACTGGCTGGAAATTGCGTCTAAAGGTGATACGGGAACACCGGGAGCACCGGGAAAGGACGGTGTGAGCGTGACCAATAGCGGTCCGTGGTATTCCGGCTTGGTTGTTCCCAAAATGAGTATCGTTACAATGGGAGGAAGTTCATTCCTTTCCAAGGTGGCTACTACGAATCCTCCCTTATGGTGCTGGACGGACAATGCCGGCAATCGGTTTACTTTCAACGATGGCGGATATTGTCTTACAGGCGAGATAAATACCGACGAATATGAACTTCTTGTCCAAAGCGGAAAAGACGGAAGGGATGCGAAAGATCATGAGTTTATCTTCACGAACACCACAACGAATACAAGACCTTCCACTCCGGAAACATCACAGACTGACGATTATGTGCCTTCCGGCTGGAATGATGATCCTGTAGGTGTGTCGGCAAGCATACCCTATGAATGGGTAAGCAAAAGAACGAAGAAGGACGGTATATGGGGTGCTTTCTCTACTCCCGAACCGTGGGCTAACCATTCGTTCAATGCGATCAGTGCCGACCTGGATAACCAGATGGATAATGCGGCATTGGACGAAAATGGGAAAACAGTGGATGAGGTGTCAATTACGACAACAGCATCCATGTGGAACGGAGCAACAAAGCTTTCCCTTTCCTCCATATCCGTGCAGAGCGTGACAGGTGTAACATCCTCTTATGACTTGTCTACGGGTGATATTACATTATCTGTAGCGAAAGGAACGGCTCTTGCTGACCGTACTGAGATATCAATTACCGTGAAGGCTATGGCTGACGGTGTGGAACAGTCACGTGTACTCAAGTTCACGCTTGCCGGTGTACGTGGCGGTAAGAATGCGGTATTGTATAGTCTGGTCACTTCGGCGAGCAATATTGTGAAGAAGAAAGACGGTACGTATTCCGTTTCCGGGATTTCTGCAACGAGGATGAAAACAGTTGGCGGTGTTTCGGAAGTCACTACGGATGGAACCTTGAAATACGCCATAGATAACGGTTCTGAAATCAGTACCAGTAATGGTGCCTCTATTCCTTCTTCATCCATTTCTTCCAAAATCATATTTTCATTCTATGATGCGAAAGGTGTATTGGTTGATATAGAGAGCGTGCCGATGATTCAGGATGGCGTGGATGGACAGGGTTACACCCAGATGGGGCAGTACAAGACCGGAATGGTCGTTCCCAAGATGGGTG